TTGAAGCATTAAAAATACAGATCGAAACAAAAGACGACGAAATAATAGTTTTGCTAGCAGAAATAAATGACAACCCCGATAGTCCAGAAGCGTTAACGAAAGCAAACAAGATATCTAACCTACTATTAGAAACAAATATGCTAGAAAACTTCTATCATAGACTCAAAAAAAGACTAAACTAGAAATTAAGAAAGTTAGATAAATGAAATATTTTTATTACTGCAAAAATTGTGACCTAATCATAGAACAAGAAGAATCTATAAAAAACCACTCATACAAAAACAGTCCATTATGTGGCAAATGTGACACTAAGACTGTACAGAAACTAGACGGTAGTCCACTATTCCACCTAAAATGGAACTAGACAATATCTAGACATCAAACATTCTTCTCTTCTTACCAACCGACACTAAAACTAGAATACCCCCCCTCTTCCTTTTCAAAGAATATTTTTATGACGTCCCCAAAAAGACCCCTCCCCCAGGGGGGCTTAAAAAATGATTAGACCCCTATTTTTTCTACCATAATTTCTGCCACCACGATCTCCTATCCTTATTTTTTAACTCATCTAAAGTCATACGTTCAAATTCGTCAAAACATACACTCAAAATCTTTTGCAGATTAGCTCTAATTTCTTGAGTGGCTCTACTAGAAAGCTCTTCAATACTATCATCAAGTTTTCCTGACTCATACCCTATAGCTACCATATGATTCAAAATATTATGTAGCTCATATAACAGAAGTTCACCATGAACTTCGTTCTCTATATCAGATTGTTCTACCATCATTTCTCTCCTTTCTCTACAAGTTTCCCTACAACAAATAAACATACGATAATCAGCCAAATAATCCCTAACGGACGAAACAATAACGACCATAGCCAACCAACCAACACCAATAATATGAGAGCCAACAATACCCGTATCAAAATTCTCCACTCTTTAACTCGCCCAAAAAATCTAGACAATCTCTACGAGAAAACCTACGATGAGCACCTATCCTATGAGCTACACGAAGTCTACCTTTTTTCTCCCAATTCAAAACAGTATTCTTATGGACACCAAAAAAAAGTGCTGCTTCACTAGTAGTAAAATATCGTGCAGATTCCAGATCTATATTACGTCGTACCTTATTCATACGAGTTTCGACTATCTCCCAAGAATCAATAAAAGACTGCATACTTTCATGGACAACAGTAGTTGTATACTCGATAGTAACATACACTACGTTACCTTCGCTACGAAACTCTATATTATATAGTGCAGGTTTAACACCATAACGTTCCTCGTTACCAACAAAATTAGCTTTCATCTATATTCTTTCATGCGTCCTACCGAATAATATTTTTCTCCAGCAACTTCACAATAATCTTCAACATCCAACCCTAACTCCCTAATTTTTATTGGTTGAGGAACAAACTTAAAAGCCTGCCCATACACTTTGCGTAACCGTTCTACACTATCTAGCTCACTATAAAGAGTACCTTCTATAACTTTCTGGTATAATACTGACTCTAACCCTTCAATATTCCAGCCTCTATAAGAACGACGAATAAAACATTTATAGTTACCATAATCTGTTTTTAGAATATCTCCAGGCTGTTTCTCTGCCAGACGACCAATAGTTTCCCCTAAAGTAACCTGGTATTCTTTCAACTCTTTAATCTCATTCACAGTACGCTGATATTCGCGGACAAGATCTTCAGGATCTTTCTCCAATAACTGTTCTACCGTTTCAATATTTGGACGAAAACGTTTAACAGGCATACCCCTTACTCCTTTTCTTCAATAATTTTCTTGTAAGTATCTATCATTCCGCTATAAAACCTTTTATCTTCAACAGTTTTTTTAGAAAGACTATAAGCTAATTTCCAGTCACTAATACGTTCCTCACAAAAAACCATAAGATCATCCAAATCTATTTCTAACGCTAGATAATCTTCAAATGTTTGAGATTCAACCAGCCAAGACTCTGGATATATACGCGCCCAAGTACCACCATAAGTAATAAAACGGCTCTGTATATTTTCTGCCTGTTTACGAGAAATAGCTTCGCTAAACATTTTCTCTCACAAAAGTAATCCCATGAGCTTGACAATAGTTATGTACAGCATATTCACTAGACCCATAATATGGAGCAATAGTTTTAAGTTTAACTTTACGATCTCTTAAAACCTGCAAAATTCTATCTACCTCTCCATATAAACCCGTTAGCTTATCTATAATACTTTTACGTTCTAGCCATAAGCGTACCCCATGTTCTATAGACACAAAATTATCTGGGATACTAGCCTTCTTTTTAGATAACTGTTTTAATTCCTCCCACGGGATACGCAAATCCATATCATAGATAAATTCGTTATACCACGGTTCGTATTGCGCATAATATTTCCATAGATCCCAAAAGATTTTAGATTCCTGACGTTCCTTCTTAACTTCTTCTATATTTTGACGCAAACGCTGTACTTCTTCTAACAAAATAATGTTATCTTCCATAGCCTTCTCCTTCTTCTTCTTTATTCTCATAATATCCTGGTATTTCTAGAAACCATATATGAGTTAAATATTTGATTGCTTCTTCTAATACTACTTTTGTTCCAGGAATAAACCGATAGAAAAAGCCGAGACGTTCCCCAAAATCATAATCGTAACGGCGCATACGTTTAGGACCATATAAGCCAATAATCATTGCTGCTTCGACTTCCTGGTGGTGTTTCCTATAGTGACATTCGTGGCGACATAAAAGTTGTGTGTTTTCTAGAATATATATTCCTTGCGGGTATTCCGAACGAGGAGCTAGTTCATCTACATCACATATACCATGTTTAACATCTGGATATATGCGAGACATAATACAGCGTTTATCTCTCTGGATACACTGTTGGATTATATCTTTACGCGAAACAGTCATTTTACCTCTCTGGTTTCTGTCCGTGAATACATCTATCTCTATAAGAACAATATCGTTCACAAGTCCAATTAGGTGTACCCTCCACATCAAAACCCGATTTTTCTTGATAGCCTGATTCTATAATTTCGTAGCCTACCTCTATGATACTGTCGTATACTCTTTTTCCTATCTTAGGAGTAGCTTCCCATTCAAAAATCTGTTGATCTTTAGGGAAAACTAGCATACAGGTTTTTGCGTTAACCATATAAGCATAGAGTTCAAGTTGGTCTTTGTATTCGTTTCGAGGTTCGCCTTTATATAGGCTAGACATTCGCCCGAATTTCCAGTCCAACACTATATTATCGGTAGGGTCTCCTAATAGGTTTTCTGTACCAAAAAATATGTCTATATAGCCTCGTATTTTGAATTGTCCAGTAATTTTTTCTGTATAGTATTCTGGAGTAACTTGACGTTCCCCTCTGGTTTGTTCTACAAGATTTAATGCCCAAACTATAGATTTTTCTGTAGGTACTTCGCCTTTTAATCCTTGTTCGATAGCTTCATGGTAACGACTACCCCTTATTGCAGGAAGAGATGGGATCTGTCCTAACTTATCAACTTTAGAAAAACACCAAGATTTTCTACATAGCCGCCATTGGTTAGCTTGAGAGAATGATAGCTCTAATAGGTTTTCTTTCATCCTTCACCGCCAAATAGTACTTCTTGCCCTAAACGCTCCTCAGCAATACGACAATACTCAACACTAATTTCGCTACCAATCCAATGCCTACCTAAATCTTTACAAGCCCTCGCAGTAGTACCAGAACCCATAAAAGGATCATAAACTACGTCACCAGGCTTGCTACTTTTATTTATCAACAACTTGATAAACCCTAAATCTTTTTCCGTAGGATGGTTCTTATTAGAAGTAACATTGACATACTGCACAGTCTTATATTCACTAAAAGGCCGATCATTATCAAAATACGCATTTTTACCTCGAACAAAAAAACAATACTCTTTATCAGAAAGATATTTATTATTTTTTGTTGGAATAGGATTATTCTTAGCGTAAATTAGTAAATCCCACCTAAGCTCAGCTTGCTCAAAAAGGCTAATATATGTCTCTAGAAGAGCCTTCGACGTAAAAATATATCCATTCATGCTTTTCGTTACTCTTAACCATTCATTAAAATAGATCTCAGAACTAAAAGTATCTAAATTCGCATCTGCTACTTTAGCAAGCCAACTGCTCTTATTGTATAAACCTCCACCAGATTTAGCATGTATCTCATAGGGAGGGTCAGTGAGAAGTAAATCTATACTATTTTCAGGCAGTCTTTTCATTGTTTCGAGACAATCCTCGTTATAAATGACGTCCAACATAACAATCAGATCCTCGAATTTGATGCCAAAGTCTGTAAGCCATTCAAAATAGCCCGTAATGTTTGAGTACGCTGTTTCTGTGCCTCTAACTGCGAATGAGCAGATAGATATTCTAGGCGTTCTGTTTCTGTACGAGAATCTACCCAAGCTTCGCGTTCCGCTACAGTCTTTAACGTTTTATCGAGTTTAGATTCCAAAAAAAGTTTCGCACGCCAAGTTTTATATTCGGTTTCTTTCTCAGCAGAAACTATCCCCAACCTACCATACTCGTCAAGTTCATCCTCTAAAAGTTTCATCGTATTTTTGATATGATCCAAACTATCCATTATAGTGGATCTTTCAAACTACTAATCTGTTCCATAATAACTGTCAAATCATCATAAGAAACATTCCAGTTAACACGCACTCCATCAACAAGAGAACCTAAAGAAAACTTGTTCTCTACCATAAACTCTTTTAAGAGCCCCTTCTTTTCTTTAGATAATTTCCCTATCTCATCCATGATATGTTCTACAGCTGGGAGCGTAGCTCGATCTGGGTCTTCGCTAGGACGAAAAACGGGAGCCTGTTTTGTGGGAACCTTTTTTGTTGGACGACTATTATCCATCGAATCTGCATCTTTTTCGTTGTCGATAAGGAAAAGTCCACATAAAGCATATTTGCGTGCATACGATGATGCAGAACCTGTAATTTGTGAAGCATCCATTTTAGTTTTCGTTTGAGCTTCTCTAGCTAAAGCACTAACTTCGAGTTGGTCTTTCCCGTCAGTAATAGTCGCTGTAGCTTTTACTAGACCAGGGTCACCTCCTGGAGGTAACATTATATAGTCATCTGAGATATATAAGAGTAACTGGTGTTCTTGTAGGAGTGGTTTTAGTGCTGCTTCTATATCTTCTGCGCTACGATATGAGAATCCGCCGAATTCGTTTCGTTGGTCTTTTGGTGCTTTGAGTCTAGATTGTATATCTACAATTTTTTGTGTGAATGTTTTTTCTGTCATTTTGCCTTCTTTCTTTTACACTCCTATTATATGTTAGATTAAAGTTTGTGTCAATAGGTTTGGTTGTGTTTATATATATTTTTGAACCAATAATAGAAATACGATAGGAGCAACAACAATAATCACTCCCATCACCATATTCTCTATATACTCTATATATCTATCGTACACTTAACGCACCCATATCGAGCTTATCGCCTATCGACGGATCACACGCTACAGCTTTCATAGCGAGTGGTGAGAGCCTCTCAAACGTTGATTGTCCTTTAGCGACCATCGCGTTAATTGCCGAATCATTAGCACGCCCGTTAATCACTTCAAGCGTTGTATCTATAATAGTTTGGACAAGAGAATGATAATCGATAACAAGCTGTAACGCTTCAAGAGTAGACACTCGACAAGCAGAAGAATCTATCTGTTGTTTGTTTTCTGCCTGCAATTCGACAATAGTTTTCTCTGCTTTTCCTAGCTTATCTTCCGTTACTCGAGTTTCTTGTTTTAGTGAACTGTTAGCTTTTTTGAGTTCTTTATTTTCTTGCGCTGTAGAATTAGAACCAATACCGCCTAAACATAACGTGAAAATAAAGATACCTACCATGATAGGAATACCTATCTTGTTTTTTAGTTGTTTATCCCAGAAGCTGGTTTTCTGGTATACCGTTGGTGTTAGTGGTTGTGGTGTTGGGTCAGTCATTGTTGTTTGCCTTTCTGTTTGTTGAACCTGTCGGAATTATCGACTGGTTCATTTATTTTGTTTGCTCCACAATAAACAAATATCTCCAATTACGCTTCATTCGCACCCAAATATTGTTCTTTCGTCCAACCAAAAGCCGTAGCCTGTGCCAAATCAGCATCATGCTTAACTCCAACATCAGGGTGAACCCATTCAATATATTCCTGATCTAAAGAGGGGTGTTTCATCTTCAAACAATATTCTGTATTACCTGAAAGACCCATGAAATCGTCGACCTGATATAACTCCGATTCTTGTTTATTTTCAAAACCAAGTTTCCTATATTTCGTTCCAGTCGAAACTAATTTCGCGTTCAAAGCTTCCAACATTCTATCTGCACGCAACATAGAAATCGCAGAAGCACGATGTTCAGCTGTAGGTAGTTCAGCAAGATCCTTTACAGTAAAATCTTGGTCTACTATCTTCTGCCATGTGTCTTTCTCGAAACGGACACCATGAATCGCATAGATTCCCCAGCCGTCAGCAAAACCTACTGCGGATTCTTGATCGCAATGTAAACGATTATCTTCATTTCGGTGGATATGTATAGGTCGGTCACAAAATATTGCACCATTTTTGAGAGGCAATATCCAGAAAGTTTCTTTTCCTAGTTCACCTAAAAGTGTTAGCGTACGAAGTCTGTCTTGGTTGACTGTTATTCCATCGAGGGAGGCAACATATTCTATCCAGCGCCAATATTGGAGTTCTGCCTGATCAAGTTGACTCCGAAGTTGATCCCCAAGTTGATCCCGAAGTTGACTCTCAAGTTGATCCCCAAGTTGATCCCGAAGTTGATCCCGAAGTTGATCCTCAAGTTGACCGTGCATTTGCCAAGGACTATCAACCCACACGAACCTAGAAACAGTATCAAAACCTAGATTGACTAGCAACGCGTTATATGCCTCCTGCGCTTTCATGCGGTCACACCTTTGAGTAGATAGTCCACTAGAGAGAACTTCTTCACGAAAAAGTTCCATACCGCATAACTCAGCTTCAGATAATAGTTTTTCTCTCATCAGTCGAACACTCTTTGGATAGCTTTTGTCCACGGATTATATTCCGTTTTCTCGCCAAATCTATATGCTCCTGGTGGGAGAATACAAGGTTCGTGGATATCAAAATCTTTCTTGTGGAATAAGCGTGCCTCTTTGTCTAATAAAACATATATGCCATTGTTGGTCATTATCTGGTCGAACGCTACGTCAGATTCGAGGATATGGTGGTGTCCAGTTTCGCTATGTCCGACTATCAAGGTTGTTGCTTTTGTTGTTTTGCCTTCTGGGAGATGGTCAACTGGCGTGTATGTGATTTCTCCGTGAAATCCTGTTGGGTTAGTCATTTGATTTGCCTTTCTGTTTAGGGAAGCCTTCCAGGTTGGAAGCCTCTCGAGTGTCACCCGATTTTACGAGCATTATAAGGAACGTCACACAAAATATTACGAAAACTAGCGTGATACCTATAAAGTTTAGTGTTGATTCATTCATGGGTGTACTCCAACGATAGTAAGATAGCCTAATGCGAATATTACGATACCTGAAAGATATGTTTTCCAGTATTGTTCTATATCGAGCCATATTCTCCAGACGAAACGACACGAAACATGGTTAGCAGAATCAAACTTTCTCATTCTGTCTCCTCCCATAAACCAATAATCTCATATTCGCCATAACTATCCAACAGGCTAATAACATCAAAACTAGCTGTATGGCTAGAACGTTCCATACCCACAATATAATTATCGTCATCTCCGAGCATAACTAGTCCCTTTAATATTTTATTAGTTGTAACATCGCTTACTGCAACTATATCTCCCACCTTAAAGGGTACAGTTTCTGATTCAAGTTTTCCCGACTCTAACACTTCCTTAAAAAGAGGTTGAGTTTGCATGTCCTCCCATAAAACTGTTAGACGCTCGAAAATATCTCCTAAACTATTATTGTTTTCCATTATTATTTCCTTTCTTTTATGGTTTCGCCATAAACTTCTTCTATGGTCTGATGGCATACTGTAGAAACAGTAGTTTCACACTGGCTGGCATACTGCTCTAAAAGCTCTTTAAGTTCTCTAGTAGTAGCAAACGTTATGATCTGGTCGCGTAACATCTAGCTGTCCTGTATTTGTGTACGAATATGGTCTAAAACTATTTGTCTAGCGAACGCTGCTGTAGACCTGTATCCTTTGCTTTTTGCGTAGGCTGTAATGTATTCTTTTTCGTCTTTAGATACTGATAGTGCGATTGTTTCGTAGAGTTTGTTTGGGTTATAGAATTTTTTGTTGGATGAAGGTTTTCTCATTGTTGTCCTTTCTTTATATTCAACCTACACGAGTATTATATGTCATATTTGTGATATAGTCAATAGGTTTTTTAGAAAGATATTTTTGTTACAAAAACCCTGCATATAGCCATAATAGTTTTTTTGTTAAAGTTTGATGTCCAACATGCCGATATAGGACACGCAATAAACAACAAGGCATACTAAGGAAGGTAGCCTCCACAAGAAAGAAGGCAACAAAGACTCATGGAAACTACCAACCTACACAATGATACCAGACAATATCCGATATATAATCGTAAAGAGCATACCAAAAAGAAACAAAATAACCGTATCTTGCGTGCAACTATCACTAGTACTTTCACTCTAGCTATCATAGTTCTATCGCTACTATATGCTGGCGGACGAATCTATGCTTCTAGAAATCCTATCTATCCTGCAAACGCTAAATGTATAGAATACGCAGAAAAAGTTCCCGTACAACTCAAAGCTCAGATAGATTCTAGTTTTGGTGTGGCAATCCCAGAAGGAACCCCTTCTAGTGAAGAGATTCTTTCGTTAAAGGAACAATGTTTTATCAATCAAGATAAGACAGCAAATATGGCGGTAGCAAAATGAGCAACTCTAACAAAACTATCCTAGCAATATTAGTAGTCACTGCACTCTTAATAGTAGTTATGTTTATGCCTAGAAGTCCTCTAGTTCTAGTGCGTGCTGTAACTCAATGTCAAGACGGAACAGAAGTTGTTAGACGCGTAGAAGACATGAAAAAGCCTCTACCTGAATCTTGTATTCCAGTAGATGAAAACGGCAACGTTATAGAGGACTAACATGTGGTTTTGGCATTACTACTATATATTGCGTGACACTTATATTGTCATAAAGTTTATAAGGAAATAATCGTATAGCTCACGGAAGAGCGCTCCCATTTTTCGTCCCCACGAATCCCTCTAGGAAAGGAACACTCTACCCGTGAAACTATTCTCTATTATAGCTACGCTTGCTTGCCTATATCTAGCAAATATAATATTTAACTCCCCTAACCCTACAGCCTCGCAAGCTATGCTATCCTCGCAAGCTCAGGCTACTAACGCGATCCTAACTAACGATAGTATGCCTGAGCCAGCGCCCCCTACACCCCATAGTGAACCCCCTGTGTCTACAGGAAATCCGCCTAATTGTGTTAATCGTCAAGAAATCTGTCTAGCGTTATCTAATGCAGGTTTTAATTATGAAGGCATACAAATGATGGTAGCTATTGGTGTTGGCGAATCATCGTTGCGTCTTAATGCTGTAGGCGATCAACATTTGCGAGGAAAAACGTGGTCTTCTAGTTTTGGTCCGTTTCAGATACGTGCGTTACATAAAGAGAATGGTAAGGGGTCTTGTCGTGATGAAACTGCTCTAAAGAATGGTGGCTGGGATTTTCATGCACGTTGTGCTTATGAGATTAGTGGTCAGGGAAAGAATTTTCGTCCGTGGACTGTATTCCTTACTGGTAAATATAAAAGGTTTTTAGGGTAGAAAAGATTAAAGGCCAGGAAATGAATAGGAACCTAGCCTTTAAGTCTTTATCCTTTTTTAGCTAAAGGATATATAGTTGACGTTGTTGGCTGAGAGAAAGGATATATCTTGCGATAAGAACTCCGCCCGTCTTCTATATGTATGATTATATATTGTTTTAGTTTTAATGTCAACACACATTTTTTTTGTTACGGAGAGTGAATTTTTTTGTTGTTGCTAATAAGATATTTACATGTTAAAATATATATAGAATATATAGTGCTTGTTATCACACACAAACTAATATGTTCTAAAAACCGCTTGCTAGGGTAGGTTTGGTATTGCCTACCGGTTTTCCTATCCTAACAAGCACTAAAAAACGAAAGGCAAACAATGCTCCAATGCTACAGATCAGTTATAGCTACACGTTTAGGCGATGGAACTTGGTGTTTAACACAAGGACTCGGTTACGACGAAATATTAAGCATAGACGAACATCGAGAACTAATAATGGGACTCATCAAATTTCAAAGTAACGTCACTCAAGATGAAATCGACAATATCAATCAAGAAAAAACAAGAAACCTTAAAATAAAGGTACAAGATGAAACCCCACCAAAATCAGGTACTCCCAATAAAGTTTATATAATGCTAGATAGTCATTCTGGCTATTACAAAATAGGAAGTAGCAGAGACCCTAAAGTGAGGGAATCGACTTTGCAGTCAGAAAAACCTGCAACTACTCTCTTGTATTTCAAAGAAGCAGATCTCTCGGTAGAGAAACTTCTCCACCGTAAGTATAAAAATAAGCGGGTAAGAGGCGAATGGTTTGATTTAACTTTCGCAGACTTACGAGAAATCCGTGACATATTAGAAGAAGACTACCAAAAGGAAAACAACTAATGGCTGTTATCAGGAAACATTCAGAAAACCAATACACTAAAATATCTAACACTACTTTGCGTTCAGATGATCTCTCGTGGGAAGCAACAGGAATGTTAGCTTACCTTCTTTCTCATTCTAACCAATTTAAGATTTCTATAGCTAGTCTCGCACGAGCAAAACAAAACGGGATGAACGCGACAAGACGCATCTTGAAAGAGCTTCGAGAAAAGGGTTATATCCATTTTTCTGGGACAGAAAAAGACGACAAAGGATGCTGGGCTGGGTCTATTTGGGACATTTTTGAGGAACCTCAAGGGGTAGATCCCACCCTCTCAGGGGCATATCAAAATCGCACGGAAAACGTCGAAAATGATGTTAAAACCAGTACTGCGGATAATGAGACTGCCGATATCTGTACTGCGGTTCCTAGGCACGCATTAGAAGGAACAATAAAAGAATTAACAATTAAGAAGAAACAATCTAAGGATATTCGCGACGAGTCGCAAAAAATAGAAGTAGCAGAAATAGTAGAACAACCAAAAACTTCACGACAACCAAACCTATGGATAGAAGCCTGGATGAACTTTATGGGAGTAAACCCTGAAGATCTTTCTAAACGAGAATGGAAAGCTGTCCATGATGCGAATAAGGAAATAAAATCTATGGGTCAAGATATTGAGGCGTTAAAACTTCGTATGGCTCAATATTCGCTTTCTAAGACGTTTAAGGACATGGAGAGGACTCCTAATGCTATTATGCGTCATTGGTCGCGTCTGGGGCGTGCTGAGGACGTTACAGAACATTTGAATCGTGAACGTGACTATGATAGATTATCTCAACGGTTCATTGACGCTGCGAAAGCACGAAAATAACCTGTTTTAGGTAAGGGAGTTTCGTACCTGTTTCGACCTTACCTAAACAAAAAATCTAACAGGTACAATAACAGAAAAGGTACAATATGAAACACGAAAATAATATTAAAATGCTAGTAGACGCTTTCCGTCCGAAAGATTGGAGTGAAAGTTCTCTACGAGTTTATTGTTCAGCTTTAGCAGATTTAGATGAAAGTTTTGTTGAACGCCAGATTATAGAACTTATTCAGACAGCCCAATATATGCCTACTGTAGCAGATATTAGAGCTGACCCTTCTTCTACTTGGACTCCAGACGAAATCATGTCTAGAGCTAAAATGTTATATAATCATCCTAGCCAACGTAACGATACAGATACCCTTACTTTAACTACTGTTGCTGTAATAGAACGTTTAGGGGGATGGGATGTTTTTGGACAGTCCCCAGACCCTAAATTTGCTCCTGCAAGCCAAGTTAATGCTTATCGTAACCAGATAAAAGACGCGTTGGCTTATACGAAGATAGATATTCCTAGCGAAGTTAAAGCTATAGAGTCAGGATATTAGATGAATGTAGACGAGATAGCACAAGTTGCTGCAAGGATAGCGCGTATATGGAAAATCTATGATGACCCAGAACGCCGTACAATACTAGTAAAAGACCTACAACAGTTCGATTATCTGTTGGTTTCTAGTGCGATAGACCATATCATCAAAGAATCTAAAACCAATGTTGCTCCTAGCATAGAAGAGATTGTAGGGTATGTTCGTGCCTCCAGATCATACGAGAAAGCTACAGGGTTATGTCGGCTATGTGATAATTCTGGGTGGATTATTATCGACGAGATCGGACATGGTATTAGTAGGCGTTGTGAGTGTGAAGGACGTTTTGAGCATCGTAATGATAACCTAGGTCTAACAACTGAAGGACACCCGATTGCTTCTCCTCAGGAGAAATACGACGCAATTGTTAGAGGTTTTCTTGGATATAAACCTGATGTTAATCAAACTGAAATAGAAGAACATTTGGGACGTTTCGGGCTGGATGGGAGTATAGATATTCCAACCCATAATGTTACAGAGAGTGAAATATTCTAGACTCTTATAACTATACTATCTATACAACAAAAGTAACATGTAAGAGTGTTGTGGGTTCCAACCAAGACCTGCTAAACTAAACCCCAACCCCGAAAGAAGGTAAAAAATGGAAGATGAAAAACCAACCTATAAAAACGTAAACGAATGGATAGTCGAAGGCTGGCTATCAAAATATCCACCAAAAGAAGGAATATCAACCAAAGGTAACTCCTGGATGTCAACCTCAATAAGTATATATGCAGGAAAAGACAGCGAAGGAAAAACAAAAAACGATTATGTTAGCTTCTTCGTACCTCAAGAATGGCAAGAAAGATTTCGTAGCCTCACAGGAAAGCAAGCAAAAATACGACTCAAAGGTAAACCAGAAGTTGACACCTATATGTCTAAAAAAGATGGAGAACTAAAAGCGTCACTATCAATGAATCTAGGATTCGAAGATGCAATACAAGTAGTCTACGAAAAAGATAGCGACTATTCAGACGAACCATTCTAGAACGAAAGGGAAACCAGATGATCCCTATCGCATACCCTAAATGGACAGCTGAAATAGGAGACACACTACAAGAAGTAGGAAAGTCGGGCTATTGGACACAAGGAAAATATACTCTCCTAGCAGAACAAGCACTCGCACAACATGCAGGAACTGAACATTGTGTTCTTGTAGCTAACGGGACTATTGCTTTAGAAGCAATACTAAAAACGTGGGGTATAAATCAAGATTGGACTATAGCTACTACACCTTTTACTTTCATAGCAACTAGACGTGCTATAGAACATACAGGAGCTACCCCTATCTATGGAGATATTAGCCTAGATACCTATAATTTAGACCCTACTACAATAGATACCCCTGTAGACGCATTTTTACCTGTAGACCTATATGGTCTACCAGCACAAAACTACAATAATCTCCCTACGCCTGTTTTTCGCGACAGCGCACAAGCAGTAGGCTCCAAATACGACAATAATACGTTAGCGTCAAGCTATAGTTTTTATGCAACAAAAACTGTTCACGCTGGAGAAGGAGGAGCGATCCTTACCAACTCGGATGTTTTCGCAGATAAACTACGAAACTATCGCAATCAAGGACAACATCAACAATACCAGTATGTTACAGACGATGGCTATAATTGGCGGATTACAGAGTTCCAATCCGCAATAATATATCATCAACTGGCAACTTTAGACGAAACTATAGCTAGACGAAAAGACAACGCCCAATTCTACAATAATCTTCTATCCGACTATATTGTTACCCCTATCATCTACGATAACCATTGTTTCCACCAATATACGTTACGACACGAGAAACGCGACGAGATTATAGTTAGTCTCACTAAAGTTGGTGTGGAAGCTAAAACCTACTATCCACAGCTAGTTTCCCCTAAAGAAACATGGGAACAAACCCCTAACGCCCTGGAAGCCGCTAGAACAGTATTTAGTATTCCTGTACGTGAAACTTTAACGTTAGAAGAAAGATATTATATAGGCGATACACTAAAACGTATTCTAGGACAACTCGAATGAAAATATGTGTTATAGGACATAAAGGAAGGATGGGTTCCTACCATTATAATCATTTGCAAACCAACCAGAACCCGTGGGACGAAATAGTAGGATGTGATATCGGCGATACTATCCCAGACGCAACAGCATATATTATAGCTACCCCATCACCAACACACTATAATCTCGCAGTCAAACTATTATCTGACAGAAAACATGTACTAGTAGAAAAACCAGCCACGCTAGACTACCATCAAGCACAAATCCTATATCGTATTGCACAAGAATACGATAGAGTCCTAATGGTAGGACACACAGAACGTTTCAATCCTATCTTTCGTACAAGACTCCCACACCTATACTATAAAGAACACTTATATCGTCGCTACAGCAAAACTTATGGTACAAGCCTACTATGGGACACTATGATACATGACCTAGAACTAGCATGTTTTCTACAAAACAAAACCAGCCCGCTAGAAATATGTCGTGAAGGAATCGATTACGATTTTCAAGAAAACCAGCGCTTATGGGTTAACATTCCACGCTTCGGCGAATTTCTAGCCCAATATGGTTATAGTGAAACTATCCGCGACATAACTTCTAAAACAGATAAAACACATATCAATCTGTTAGACACTCTCGAAGGCTACCAAGATAGCCTATATTATGAACACGAACATTTCCTTAATTTATGTAACAAAAATGTCTATAATGGTCACGCACGCTACGCTATAGCCTCTATAGGTTTAGCGCAACAGATAGAAAGACAAATAACAGATGGCGCCTAGAATCGTTGCAGTATATTCTCGTAGGTGGGAACCACAATGGATGGTAGACGAACTTAAAGAAAACCTCTCTTGGGTAGACGCGATTATAGAATATGACGACCGTGACCGCCCCAAAGAAGATTTATGGTGTGACGAAGCCCAACGTTACCGTTGGTTCCATAAAAAAGCTGGAGAACTAGACGCAACTTTCGTGTTAGGAACAGCACCCGACGAACGATGGGATCGTACCAGCCCACGACAGATACGTCAAGCTATGAGCCGATACGGTAGAGCATATTTTAGTTTCCGTGTCTACGAACTCTATACCCCAACCCAATATCGTACAGACGGCAATTGGGCTAGACACGCACAACAACGAATATATCGGTGGGACGAAAAACAACAATTCCCTGACGGAAAACTACATCACGCAATAGTCCCACCACCACTCCCAGACCAATACGTACGTTCCCTACCTCCTATCATCTATCATCTTAAACATATAGAACCCCAAAATCGTATACGACGATACGAAATGTTCAAACAATTAGACGCTAACGAACAATACTGTAACCACGAAGGCTACGACTATCTAATAGACGAACAACATATACGACTCGAAGATATCCCTACCCCCTACTATCCACCATACACAAAAAAATATGTTTGGGATCCTAATGCAAAAATATAGAATACTATGTTTAGGTGCAGGAGGAGTAGCCTCATATAATTTTCGTGACGCTCTAAAACTCGACGATAGATATAGTTTCGAGTTTTATGGTCAAGATACAAACAAATACCAGATGTTAGCTTCAGGAATAGCGCCAGATAGTTGGATAGAAGACCCCTATAGAGCTAATGTAGATTTTATTCACCCTCAACCAGACCCTCAAGTTTTAGAACTCGCTTCAAACCTAGACACGCTACAAGCTAAAACTTTTCTTCCTAACCTAGATAGTATAAGTATCTGCCATAACAAGACAGCAACAATGTTGCTCCTAAAACTATACGATATACCCGTCCCTTTAAGTATCCCAGTAGAAAACATAGACAACATAGAACATATGTTAGCTAGAGAAGAAAAAGTGTGGCTTAGAGCAATCTATGGTGCAGGTTCTAAAGCTGCGTTACCTATATCTTCTATGGTGCAAGCTGAAGGTTGGCTAGACTATTGGGAACAAAAAGGTATCCCTACCGAACATTTTATCGTATCCGAATTTTTACCTGGTAAAGAATATGCGTTCCAAGCAATATACTACCACGGAGAACTAATAGTTTCCCAGGCACGCGAACGAAAAGAATATATGAACGCTAACCTGATGCCTTCAGGACAATCCTCTAGCCCCTCAATCGCAACCACAATCAACAACCCTACAGTAAACCAGACAGGCACCCAAGCTATCGAAATACTCCCAGGCATACCACACGGCATCTATGGTGTAGACATGAAAGAAAACAGGCAAGGCATACCTTGCGTCACAGAAATCAACATAGGACGTTTCTATACCACATCAAACTTTTTTGCTTATGCGGGACTAAATATGCCTTCTATCTATCTAGAGTTAGGTTTAACAGGCACTACAACATATACTGGACCACAATATGATCCACTACCAGCAGGTATCAGTTGGATACGCGCAGTAGATAGACCCCCCTATTTATCTTATGAAACTTTCTAGACCAGATGTTATCGTTTTCGATTTTGACGGGACACTCTATAATCTTAACTGCGATTGGAATAAACTATCTACCATAGGACGCTACAATCTAGAATCGCGTGCAGTCAAAAATCGTCGCCTCAAAAAACAGACTATCGACATTATCCGCCAACTACAAAACGACTACTATATCGCCATTTTGTCGTTAAATCTTACCTCGACGATCACAACAATAATATCGAACTCTAAACTATATAATATTCCTATCTTAGGACGTGACGTAACCCCACATAAACCTAACGCTGAAGGACTAAAACGACTCTCAACCTACTATCGTACTAATAAACTAGTTATGGTAGGTGACTCATATAACGACGTTCAAACTTCAAAAAACTTCGGATGCCCATCTATTATAGTAGACAACAAAAACCACCACTATCGTCCACAAAACGCAGATAAGTATATTAAAACCCTAAACGAACTAACAACTATCTTCTAGGCTTTTTCTCTTTCACTGCAGTAGCTGCTTTTAACAGAGATTCTGTCAACCGATACGATTTATCCAACTTTGTATCCATGTTTGTGATAGTTTCTTTAAGTTTACGTTGATCGTATTCTACAACCACTAAAGTTTCCTCTATACGATCTATACGTCTAGTTAAAGGCAGTTTGCCTTCTTCTACATGGTTTACAGCAGTATTTACTGCGCTGGTTTCGCGTTTTATTTTTGTTGCTAACCATAGGTTAATGGTCGAAATTAGTGTAGATAGCGCGGCTAGGAGACCACCTAATGCTATTTCGATAGAAACATTTTTCATATTAGTCTATTATTTTAACAGTAAAAATAGTTTTATTTGGCGAGTTTTTATAGAATACCCCCACACCCCTATTGATGTGAACTCTAAAATAATATATAATATAGGTATGTTTGCTGTCCCTACGTCCAGACCAGCAACAAAAAAACGATATTACACTCTATTACCCATAGGAAAAAACGCTAAAAACGGGTACGCTAAAATAGACCACCAACATACACACCTACAACAACACCTATGGTATCTAGGAAGTGACGGCTACCCACAAACAAACATCACCGAAAACGGTAGACAAACCACAAGACGTCTACACCAGATGATATTACCTAAAAAACCAGGAAAACTAATAGACCACATAAACCGTGATAAGCTCGATAATCGCACAAGAAATCTACGGCATGTAACCCCAACAGAAAACGTTCTAAACTCTAAAATCCGCAAAAACAATACTAGTGGCTATCGCGGAGTGAACTATCGTAAACAAAGCCAAATATATGAATCCAGGATAACTCATAAAGGCATACGATATTTTCTAGGAAGCTATAAGACTGCACGCCAGGCAGCAAAAGCATATAATGGTGCTGCGAGACGGTTACATGGCTGTTATGCTCAATTAAACAAAATATGAGACACTAATACCAGCCTGTCTTGTTGCTATGAGCTAAAGCGTTATCCCACGACCCATAACGACCCATAACATAATCATGCATCCAAACCAACTGTGCGACTGGATCATAACCATACCCTACACTATTACATCCCCGAATATTTTGCGCGATCCCACAAGCTGATGAGCTAGGATTTTGTGCGTTTGGATTACAATGCGATTCTCTCTCGATAAGTTTAATCGCACTATCTGATAACACTATTCCTGCTTGTTCAGCCCACCTATGACATTGTGCAACCCAATCTCCCTGCGGTACTAGAACAGGTTCAGGAACTCTAGGCTGGCTTCTAGCAACGATTGGAGCAACTGTAGTAGTTGTTGTTGTGGTAGTACTAGTAGCAGGACGTGCGCGAATATAAACATCATAAGGCTCATTTCTCATCGATAATTTTTGGGTTGGTTGGCTACCAAGCGCCCATGCTTTACCTACACTAATTCCAATAATAAAAAAAAATATGATAAAACCTATAGTTAAACTGTTTCTTAACCATAGTTTTCGTATATACTTACGCATAACGATACTCTCCTAAGTTTCGTTAGGGTAGCTTAAGCGTACTAGGCAAGCTACCCTTTTATTTTTTTGGGTCTAAATGCTTGCCGTAAAGATTGCCTTTAGGCGATTCATGACTATCATGTCTAGCACAAAACTTCTACTATTTTCGACAGTTCCACAAAAAAATATGTGTTATAGCAGGTCAACCCCCATATTTTTTTTCTAAAAAACCTATTGACTGTTTTCTCAAAATCGCATATAATATAGGTAGGTTTGAAGAAAGGAAACAAAATGATAGACGAACCAACCCCACAAGAAAAATACGAATTCTACAACTGGATAATCAACGTTATTGAAAACAACGATCCACCAATACCAGAATCAAACAACGACTACCACGAAAAAACCCTAGAACAAATCGTATCTGACCAAACAGACCTAATAATGAGCCTCGCAGACGACCCAACATACTGTGAACTCTACAACATAGAAAGATAGCCTACAAGATGGACACAAACAAATATATACAATACTATAACGAACTCGATTCAGATATACTCTGGGAACTAGCAAAAACAATACTCCCACAAGAAAAATACGAACAATTCATAGAAAGAAAAAACCAGCTAACCTATAGCCTTATCGAACAACAAACCATCGACAAACAACAACCCTATTATCCGCCAGAATACCTCCTAGACACAATCGCTATCGCATACGAAGATTACCTTAAAGGCGACATACTCTACGAAGAAATTATAGACACAATACAATTCGCAAAAAAACAACTACAAACACAATAAACCTAACCTAGCTAGAAGCCTTACCATCCACAGCCTCAGGAAATAAGGCTTCTAGCATCCCAACAAAATCTTTAACATCCAACAACACATACTGATCTTCAGGTTTCCCACACCCCTTACGCTTAAACACTACAGCACCCAAACTATTACCGCCATTAACTTTCTCTACCTCTAACTCTCGCATCCATTTACCCAACTCCAACTTCACACAATTTTTCAACTCCAAAGTAACAGGAACCCCAAAAATCTTTACATCACCAACATCATTCTTACCATGCAAAGTATAACGCTCAACATCAAAACCACGCCCCCTAAAATACTCTACAATAAAAGTTTCAAAAGCAGTACCCTTCTGTTTAGACCTACTCGACATCAACAACCCAATCACACGACAGACAAGCATAAGCAGTAATATCGCCAACAAACCGCGACTCAACCAAATCTATCTCTACTAGACGTACAGTCGCTAACAAAAACATGTCCTCACATTCGCATTGTCCATAACGCCCATGTACAGCCTCACCCCAAAACTCATCTACTTCAACACTAACAAATACAGCGGAAGCTAACTCACCAGCCTCTTTTGCCTTCTTTTTTCGTTTGAACACTACGAACATCCCCTTCCGATACCTTCATCTAAAAGTTTCTGCCATTCACGATTAGTTGCACGCCAACGAGAGGTATTCGACCCTTCACTAAACGGTTTCACATCCAACGGAAAACCCTTATTAGCCCGTACAACACCACGTTTTGCTCTAAAATTCAATATCGCATCCGCATCAACACCAAAATCGCTACATACCTCACGGGCTTTCTCAGCAAACAACAATACGTCAGCATCATATTCACTATAGACTAGCTGTCCACGCGCGAAACGTTCATACATTAGACGCTGATATACATCATAACCATTAGGGTCTTTCATCGGCTAGACGACCATTCTAGAATCTTATTCAAAATTACACTTATCGCAGCAGCTCCAGCAGATAACACGAGCGTCTGTAAAACATCTAGACTAACATGTGGTAATAGTGTTACTCCTTCTGTTACTGGCGGAACAATTAGACCTCCAACAAATACTTGAATGAAAGTTTTAATGGCACGCACGCCAGTATCTTTCCATCCTAAAGGACGCGACAATTCTAGAATAGTACCTTCGTTAGAACCCATAATATTTTCTCCCCTCTGAACTAGCCGATAAGACTATTGGATTGATACTATCATAGCGTAATGTTAGAACAATGGCGACAGTATGCGAAATGTAGAGATGCTACCGACCTATTTTTTCCTGACATAAACATTAGAGGTACAGCATACGCTAAACGTATTAGGCAAGCACAAGCTATATGTGCTAGTTGTCCTGTCCGTAAAGAATGTTACCAGTACGCTATAGATAACGAGATAGAATATGGTGTTTGGGGCGGGATAGATGTACGAGCTAAAAAGCTAGCAGTTAGAAACATGAGCTCTAAACGTTATAGTCTAGAGAAATTATCTGAAGGTCATCCCGCAAATCAGACAATGAAAATGGAGTAGTTTACCTTGATAGGCTAGACCTTCTCTAGGATATACTTGAGAAACTATCTCTATTAGAGGATCATCACAACACCAGCCGTATCGTTCAAATAGATCCTCGTAATAGTTTCCAGGATAAATATCGTGTTTTACTTCCATAATCTATACTACCAGTTATTCTTATATATTATAGCTAGAATGATTATATGGCTATAGGTACTCCTTCGCGTTCTCAAGGACCAGATATACATTACGGGTCAGACATAAACGATTATACGACAACTAGTTTTACTCCTACCACAGGTAACCTTATAGTTGTTAGTCTCACTACTCAGGAACAGAATGGTACTCTCACGTCGAGCGTAGGAAAAATGTATGTCGATCAGACACATAGCGGTTCTTGGTCTTGGACAATGGTAGATGAAGTATTCGATCCGAACGCTTCAACATATTATGGTCGTGTAGGTTTATCTTATGCGGTAGTCCCTTCATCGCCAGGAGCAGGACAGTTAGGATTCATATTCAACGACGTATCACCCTACAACAAGAAACGTAACATAGTCATAGCTAATGTTTATGAAATATCTGGTGTAGATACGAGCGCGCCTATCATACAATCCAAAACAGGTCGCGTAGGCGCAACAACATCAATAACATTAACTTTAGATAGCACACCATCAGCATCAAACCTGATCTTATCAAACGTCGGTAATAGCTACGAAACATCAGGAACAACAATTACAGCACCAACGAGCTATACGAAATTACACGAAGATGACACCAGCGACCCATATTTTAATCAACAGCTAGCAACCGCATATATAACAGGTTCAACATCCACATCAGTAAATTGGACAACACTAAAAGATTTTGAAGGTGCTGGAGCAGTAGCACTCGAACTAAAAGCCGCCAGTGGAGGCACAACCCCAAAAGTCTATATTATTTCCTAACAAAACATGATATACTCTAGCTATGCTCTGGATAGATGGTTACGAACAAATCAAAGGCAACAACGCAGGTAACTTTACAGGCGGAGGCAAAAAACTAGTCATTCACACAACAGAAGGACGAACTGCTCTAGGAGCAGTAGCTGCATACAAAAAAAATAATTCGTGGCCACATTTTACTATCTCGTACGAAGAAAAAAAACAGATACAACATTTGCCGTTAAATCTCGCAGCGCGTAGTCTACAAAACGATACGAAAGATGGATATGACACTAATCGTGCTAACGCAATCCAAATAGAAATAGTAGGCTATGCTAACGAAACATCATCCTGGCCACAATCTAAACTGGATTGGATAGCTCAACAATTCAAAAAAATATATGACAACTACCAGTTTGGGTTATCATATCCAGAGTTTAGGCAAGGCACGCGTCGTTTCGGAGATAAAGAATTTGTTGACTATAGCGGTATAGTCGGTCATGCGCATGTTCCAGATAATAACCATTGGGATCCAGGCGCATTAAATGTTGCCTATATTGTCACACAAATGGGGGTAGGTACTGTTCCTGTTCCTCCTACGTCACCCAAAGGAGTTCCAGTGAATACTTTCAGAAAATACTATCAAGAGATAGGTATAGATAATAACGGGAATGGCTATACTGATGTTGTACATGGTATGGGTCGTGACCCTCAAATAGCGTTAGTGCAAGCCAATGGTGGATTTTCTAAAAACTATCCTGATAGCGCACCCGTATTTTGGACAGCATCATACGATAATAGTTTCGTACGTGTTACTGCAAAGAACGCAAAACCTGGCATGAAATTTGGTATAAATATACTTATGGGTTGGGATTAAAGATTTATAATCGTACCATTGCGTAACATATTATTAGACCATGTTACGTTATCTGCGTTCATAATATATTGGTAGTCACCACCATTAAATGGCGGATCATTCAAATATGCAGGTTGAGTACCAAACACATTATTTTTTACTATAAGATTCTTCGGACGATTCCCTCCATTATTTGTAGCCCAAATCATATAATTACCGACATTCTCAAAAAAATTATTGTCTATCTCGACCCCATCAACATCACCAAAATCTGGTTTCATAAAAATACCTGCACTACCTTGTATGTTCTCAAAACGACAATTCTTTATGACAACATCCGCACTACCAGACAACTGTATTCCATCACTATGAGTATTATTATCGTGATATAGATCATGGATATAACACGAATCATAGATACATTCGTCAGCTTTAGAGCCATCTTCTGTACCTTTAATTTCTATATAGCGGTGTGTTATCCCCCAAAATTGTGTACCATTACCTCCACCATTCTGGTTATCTATCACGCCATACTCTAAAGTAAGATTCTCGTTAGCATTATTTTTCTGTACCCTTTTACATCTAAAATTACGGATAGTAACATTATTTGCGTTAACAGTAATAACATTTGCGTTAACACCATCTACTACCTGATTATTAGTATTATATGTTATATTACCGACGTTAGAACCCACATCTCTAGTTGGTCCTGTAGGATTAGCTGCAAGGTTAAATGGCCATAGATCCCAGCGTCCTCCTCCAGACTGATAATGTATCCAATCCCAACCTGTTTTTACTGCGCTAGTACCCATAGTTTTAATCGTGAGTATAGTTTACTGTTAAGTTAAAATCTGTTACGCTACCACTAACGGACGCTATATATAGCCATACGAGTTCTCCAGCAGCGACTGTAACATCATTTGCTGTTCCTGTCACGTTATCGCCTGTTGTGGAAGAAGTGACTGTTTTGTTTGCCGTCCAAGTATCTGTACCTGCACCTGAAGCGTCACTATTATGTCGTAGCTGATAGACAACGTTCGTACCTCCCGTGATAGTCCCGTTAGTTGAAGTGATAGTTATTGCTATTGGTGTGCGCCACATAAAATATTTAGTTGTTCCAGCAGGGCTACTAACATAGATTGCTTTAGACATTGTCCCTGTTGGTCCTGTCGTTCCAGTAGCACCAGTAGCTCCAGCCAACCCTGTAGCTCCCGTCGGTCCCGTAGTTCCAGTCGCTCCTGTCGTTCCAGAACCAGTAGGTCCAGTAGAACCCTGAACTCCTGTCGCTCCCGTAGCTCCCGTCGCGCCGTTTGCTCCTGTAGCACCCGTAGCGCCCGTAGCACCAGACCCAGTCGCTCCAGTAGAGCCAGTCGCTCCTGTAGCTCCCGTCGCGCCGTTTGCTCCTGTAGCACCCGTCGCACCTGTAGGACCAGTAGAGCCAGCCACACCAGTCGTTCCAGACCCAGTCGCGCCAGTCGCACCAGTCGCACCAGTCGCTCCAGTAGAGCCAGTCGCACCAGTCGCACCAGTCGCGCCAGCACTGCCTGTAGCGCCAGCTACACCAGTAGCACCAGTCGCACCAGTCGCTCCAGTAGAGCCAGTCGCTCCCGTAGCTCCAGTCGCTCCAACACCACCAGTCCCTCCAGTAGAACCAACCGCTCCACGCCAATTATTAAAATACCCAGAAGAACTAGCATCCGCTACCAACAAAGGCTTAGAAACATTAGAACCAGAAGGTTCACTAGAAGTTAAAACCCCAGCCGTAGCTTCAGAAAGAAAATATACCTCACCGCCAGTTAAACCAGTCAAACCATTAAGCCAACCATGCGTCAACAAAACAAAATTATTAGAATCAGTAACAGTCTTAACAATCCCTACAACCTCAGCATTAGCAACACTATCTGCCTTAGCTTTAACATAACTCGAGCCAGTATATCTAACAATATTACCGACACTAAACCCATGACCAGACTGGCTAACAGCCTTAACAATATTATCTCCACTACCACCGCCACCACCAGTAGCACCCGTCGCACCAGTCGCACCAGCCAATCCAGTCGCTCCCGTAGCACCAGTAGCGCCAGCTACACCAGTAGCACCAGTCGCACCAGTCGCTCCGCCACCAGGACCCGTCGGACCAGTAGGACCCACACCACCCAAAAGCCCAGAAAGACTATATCCAGTACGCAAAGGCGTAGTATTAGAAAAACTAGTAACACCAGACAAACGAACAACATTTACCTTAAAATAACTACCCGAATATTTGGTATAACCCAAAACCTTAAAAACAACATACTCTAAAGGATTATTTTCATTCTGTAAAACAAAAAGAGCTTTAACAGTAGAATCGCTAGCAGATAGACCATCTAGCCAGCTAGTAACATCATTAGAAGCGCTATCATAGACACTAAAATGGAGATTACTAGCAGAAGAAAAACTAGCATTATCTGCCCGTACAGTCCCGTTAGTAGGAGTACCTCCAACAGTAGTAGAAAAACTATATGCTACCCCGACAGTAACACCACTATACCCATTTGCACCAGTCGCTCCAGTAGCTCCAGTCGCTCCCGTAGCTCCAGTAGCGCCAGTCGCGCTCGCAGCACCAGAAGCACCAGTCACGCCCGTCGGACCCGTAGCACCCGTAGCACCAGTCGCACCCGTAGGACCAGAAGCACCTGTCGCACCAGTAGCACCAGCCACACCATTAGCTCCAGGAGTACCAGCAGACCCAGTAGGACCAGTCGCTCCAGTCGCTCCAGTCGCGCTCGCAGCACCACTAGCACCAGTCACGCCAGGAATACCCTGCAAACCAGTCGCGCCCGTCGCTCCCGTCGCACCCGTAGCGCCCGTAGCAGCAGCCAACCCAGGCGCTCCAGTCGCGCCAGTAGCACCAGTAGCGCCAGTCGCTCCAGTCGCGCCAGCAGTCTGACACCTCTCACACCAATCAGGAACCCAAGTCATACCACCCATTCTAATATCTCACCCAACAAAAAAACATGAGTTACAATAGATACATGACAAAACTAATACTAATCGCACTAGCCACCTACATCCCCCTACGATTCCTAACAGAAGACAAAGGAACACAAAACCTAAGAAACAAAAAAAATGTGTTACTCAAAAAAATATGGTTAGGAGAAACCATCCATCGTCTAACATCCTGGCCATACTGGATTATCCTATGGTTATATCCTATCATATATTTTAACTATAACCATATCCAACATGCTATATATTATTTTGCAGGAATCGGTATAATATATGTTTTCTACGACCTAAGGAACTAGCCAGCAAAATAGATAAAATATCCATGAATACGGTCATTAGCAGACCAAACAAAAGGAGACGCATCTGTGGTAGGTAAATAATTTACTGTAGTAGTACCCCAAGTATAATAGACCAAACCAAAACCATTAGTAGGGCCAGTAACCACAATTACGGGAACAGTACTAGCGGCGACACTAGCACTAGCATCTGCCAAGTTAATATGTCCCCATAAATTAGAGCCAGGATTAACTAGTGTCCTATCAATAGCTGTAGGAGCAGTAACACAAATACCGCCCGTACTGCCAAGACTACTCGTAGAACCCAACTGGATATCAACATACGTATAAACAATAGGTCCTATCTGGACATACCAGCCGTTAGCAGTACCATTACCTTTAGTCCACTTCGTGCCACCAACATAAATATCAGGACTATAAGTTTTCCTTTGCGCAGCACGCTGCTCAGCAAGAATAGAAAGCCCCTGCCCGCCAACAACTTCTAGACCACTATCTGGAGCAAGTTTAACTTCCAGATCACCAAACGGATTCTGAAAAAGACCATCACCCAAAGACAAACATTGAAAAGCCATACTCTAAAGTATAATCTTTCACATACTATAATTATAGGAGTTAGACACCCAATTTTTCTAGACGCACAACAAGCTCTTCCAACCTCGCCTGCAACACACCAAAACGAGTATTCAAAGCACGAACCACTTCCTCAAGACTACGAATACGTTCCAACTCGCTAGAACCAGAATCATTCAAACTCATACCGTTACCCCTCCACCTTGTGTATCTTCTATCTCGCTAGAACCAACAGGCTCCAACACTACCGATACAGTACCCTTCACACAATCCACTTTTACAGACTCCAACCGAAACATACGCGACAAACTCCTACGACTCACAAAATGATCTACCTGAACATACATGCCAGGCAACAAACCATCCAAACCTATAGGAACACTCGAAGATAACATACTATCGCCACCAAAATTAACATAAAAACTGTCACGAGTACGACCAAGAATCTCGCGAGCTTTACTATCCGCACTAGCCTGCACACTAATATTAGGATACTCAAAACGTCTAACAAGACGACCATAAAACCCTATCTCATCCACACTAGCTTCAGCGTAGCCTCTAACTCCAGACCCTTTAACAACCACCTGATTCGCATACAATTCGCCCTTAGCTTCCACCTCAGGCAAAACAACAAACGACTCATCATTCAAACGCAACTGCGGTACAGGAAACGGATCAGCAGAAAAAAGATATATCGTACGCCCAAACTCAAAATAATCCAGACCAGCAAGCTCTCTAAAAGCATCCGCAACAACAACATCCTCAACAGCAAGATACTCGACTTTTACTAGCTTACCTTTAGGAACCCTACGATATTCACAATTAGCAGTAACATGCCCCCAAAAAACCCTCTCCAAAACACTATAAGCAACATCAACAACATCAAGACCATCAAAAGAAAAATTAGGCATAGTAGCCCTAGCCCAAAAAACGCTCATCCCAGACGCAACAATTTTTAATCTAGAATCCTGCAAACTCTCCACAATATTCGTAATAGGACCCTCCCACTGGTCACGCCCATCACGCTCCACACGAATAAAAGAACGCCAAAACTCTATACGGTCATCCCAAATAGACCCATCCGCGACAAACTCGCCATCAAAAACCGAAACATTATTTTTCACGCGAGTAAAACTACCCGAAACCATATAAGGAGTAATATCACGCTGAAAAAGACCATCATACGAAACTAGACTAACAATACAAGGCTCATCGCCCAAAAAACGAGTACCAGACAACATCTATACCCCAACAAGCATATAAGGAATATAGCCTACCGTCACCATACTATCCTGTGCAGGCTTAACCCCATTATGTACCTCAGCAGTTAACACGACACAAACCCCAAAACATTCAGGAAATTCAAAAAAGAACGGATTACCCCCATCTTTACCAGACACAAACCCAGACGCATCATAGCCAACATTATCATAATATATCGTATAAGAACGTAGACGAGGATCAAAAATAAGAATCGAATCTTTAGGGATAGACCTTCCAGCCTGAATCACAAAATCAGGTTCCTTACAAGCCCACACATCAATATCTTCATCACATAAACAACCATCACTAGGACTAGCAAGACGATAAAACTCTGCCTTAAAATTATATAGATCAGCACTACCCGAATGAAACTCTATATATGGTTCCCCACGAATCACGCTAGTTTCAAAAGGAATCCTGACACACTGGCGTACCCACTCCAACGGCTGACAATACGACGAACCAACAACTTCATAAGGGCTAGGAGGCGCAACAGTATGCCTAAAACTGCCCTTAAAAGCATCCGCAACAGGAACCTGTTCTGTTGCAACATACGTCCCAGGATAACTACGATGTACACGCAAACCAGAAAACCCTATCGGAGGAAGAATACCCGAAAAACTAAAATTATTAGGCAACCAAGTAAGATCAGGCGATAAAACAACTTTCGCTTCTTCTAACCCAACAGTACACCCACACTCATTAACAACAAACAATTCACTAAACAACGGAGGAAGAGGACCAAACGCATCAAAATTCCAGCCTTGCTCTACCCAAGTACCACCGCCAGTGCTAGTAACCGTTAACTCGATACCTAGCCGTCTAGCAGGCGCATCTAACTCGCTACATTCCTCAGGAAGAGTACGAGTAATACCAGTATTAGAACACGCTTTAGCTATCGCAATGTTAACATTACATAAATCTACAAGAGTAGGATCCCATCCTAGCGCCTGCCAAGTTCTATTATAGCCAACTGCAATCTGTAACGGACGATTCTCTGCCTCAACCTCAACAATATCTATCCATGCGTCCTCTGGCGGAAAATGATCTTCATCAACCTCCCAACCTATAGGACAAAACGTACCATCATCTTTAAGTTTTATAGGAAGCCTAGTTTTCTGGTGGACATGCTCAACAGTAAGAGTTTCTTCAGGTTCACACGGTAAACAATCAAAATCTACACAAAAAACTTCATCCGACCAACTACCATCAACACTTACAAGCTCATACTTTTTATATATACGAGGATTACCTACAACAAAAGTCCAAGAAACAGAAAGAGTAGATCCCGTACAGTCATCACAACAAGTCCCTAACTTTTCATCGACACTAGGAAAAGCTACAGTTTTAACTTGATATAGCCCACACAAATACTGTTCCACCTGCTCTTGAGATAAACCAGCAGTATCAACACAACAATCATACAAAGATAAACTAGATGTATCGCTACCATCTAGACACGATTTTTCTTGCAGGCGAGCAGTCAACCAACGCAACAAATATTGTGTAGCACAACAAGTTTTACCTACCAAAACCGCCGATATAGTAAGCGTTTTCGGTAGAGGATTAACACGCGAAACTGTAGAACCAAACGCTGTAGGAACAACTTCACGCGAACCGAAACTTTCCAGACCACCAATATCAGTAACATAAATACCTGCTGCGTCTTTAGATTCACTAAAACTAGGATCATACCATGGAGCGTTATCTAACTCAGGAGTACGATATATACCATCATCGCCATCACAATAGCTAGGCATAACACACGCGGGTCGCTCCAAATGTAATCCTTTATCTTTAATACCTGCCAGCTCTGCATACGCAAAAGTACGACTATGATTCCATAGTTCTCTAGTACCCCAAATACCTACCCCATAATACATTTAGACTACCCTCCTAAGACGGACACGCAAATCCTGTTCCATCCGATACATAGCATCCTCATAGCTAACACCATTAGCTATAACTTCCACTTTTTCTATAACAGTACCGCCCCCCTCATTCATCTGACGAGATTTATGGTAAGGGATAACCTGGCTACCACGAGGCAAAATAACATTCTCTGGTCCACGCTCATTCATAATCGCAGGACCACCCTTCCAATCACGAGTACCAGAAGCAAGCGCAGGAAAACTACCAAAAGGTTGAAGTCCACTAATAAAAGGAATATTACCTGGAATTTTAAAATTACGGATAGGATTAGTAATATTATCCCGCAAAAATTTATGTATCGCATCCCAAATACGACTAGCAACATCACTAATCGTACCAACAGCACTACTCACACCACGAACAATACCCGAAAAAATATTAGTACCAATCTGTACCGCACCAGACAACACACGACCAGCAGTACTAGCAACATTACCAACAATACTGCCAAGCCATCCACCAATCGTACCAACAACACTACCCAAGGTAGAAATACCCGTCGATAATCCACTAGTAACACTAGAACCCAACCTAGAAGCCGCGTCCTGTAATAAAGGCATCTTTTCTTGCATAAAACCAATCGCATCAGCTACACCCGTAGCAATAGTAGGAACCATATTTATCATCCCAGCCCTACTAGGAGTAGAAGAAAAAGACTGACGGTCTTCCTCAAGTTTATTTATCTGAGCTATCCTAGCATCATCAATTTTACGACGTCCCTCTTGCTGCTTACGCTTATTATCGTAATCGTTACCATTAACAAGCTCACGATCTACAATAGAACCCAAATATTTCTTATTATCCGCATACTCTTTCTGAGCCTGATACAACTGCAAATACTGATCCTTAAACTCTTCAGTAAACGGCACCGAACCCAACCCAGAAGTTTTCTGCATAGACTTCAAAATATCATTAGCTTTACCTACAGCACCAGGCACACCATTCTTAACATCTTTAAGAGTAGCCTCCCAAAAATTTCCTCCACTAGCATTAGCAACCGACCAAGCACGCTTAGCAAGATTCTTCTTAAAAGCAGGATCCTCTTGCAACATCTGTACAGACATTTCTAACGCCTTCATATCTTCCAACGTTTTACGATACTCAGTCAACACTCCAGGTTTACCTTTACGCAAAGCGTCAGCAAACCTAGTCATCAACTGGACACCAGCCTCACCGCCAGTATCCATAGCATGAACAACAAGATCACCAAAACCAGCCTGCGCAATCAACATAATATCATCAGACCGTTTCTGGACAGTCTTCATATTATCAGCAATAGACTGTTGTGCTTTCTTCACAGAACTTGTATCAATAGGCTTTAACCCTACACTAAGAAAATCCATAGCATTAGACATTCCAGTCTGTGCCTTCTCCAAAACTTTCTCTATAGAAGCAACCTGCGCATCCGCAGCATCTTTCGCTGCTTTAGCACGCTTCTCGCCAGCTTTCTTTTCCTCCTCAGCAGCTTTCTTAGCTTTATCTGCCGAATCAGTAAAACTATCGCCCATAATTTTATTGAATCCAGGAATTTTACCTATCAACCCGATAACCCAACCCAAACCTTCAATAAATTTTCCTATAGCTTTAACAATTAGCCCGATAGCCATCGCAACCGCATGATAATATCCTGTATTAGCTATTAACTTAAAAAAGTTAATTAACGCTATCCCTAAAGGTTTCAACGCATTAACAACACCATTAAAAGCATCTTTCAATCCAGAACCAATCAACGCAATACCAGGCTTAATCTGATTCCATAAAGAAACCGCTGTTTCTTTCAACGAATCCCAAGCACCTTTAGTTGTCTTGATAGCAACCGCAATCCCAGCAATCGCAGCAACAATCCCAGCAATAATCCAACCGACAGGACCCATCGCAGCAGCAGCCGCACTCGCAGCTGCTCCTAACCCAGAAAGACCCCCACCAGCAGCAGAAAAATTCATCATCAAACCAGCAAGAACCTGCATTAAAGAAGTTCCCATTCCAGAAAGTTTCCCGAAAATACCAGACAAGCTACCAAAACTGCCAATAAATTTATTGATACTAGTACCAAAAGTAAGAATAGGAGTAACAATCCCCATAATCATCCCAGCAAACTTCAAAAGAAGCCCACCACCAATCAACGAAGTAATACCCTTAGCTACCTGATCCGAAGATAACCCCAAACCCATAAAAGCACTAACACCCTTATCTATCCAACCAACAACAGTTTCAAGAGCTTTAGGGAACGCCTCAGTAAACACAATCAAAAGAGGACCAACAGCTTTCAACCCCGAAGCAACAATCCCAGCAAACTTAGTTAAAACAGCAGCAGCAACAGGAGCAAACTTTTCTAGAAAACCACCAATAGCTTCACTCATCACATCCAAGCCAGCAAACAATTCTTCCTTCTTAGGCATAAACGCGTCAGCAAAGTTAATCTGTATTTTATCCTTAAATTTAGAAAACCGTCCAGCAAAAGTCTGCTCAGTAGCAGCAGCAGCAGCACCAGCAGCATGAGGTATCCCTTTAATAGCAGTAAATACTGCCTGCATAGCTTCCTCAGGAGCCTTAAACTGTCGCTTATCACCAAAAATACGTTGAAAAGAAGCCATAAAGCCAGGCAACTGGTTATTCAAAGTACGCAAATCTTCACGCTCTAAAATTTTACTACGACCCTGTAATTGTTGAATCTGAAACAAAGCAGCTTCTAACTGTTGAGCGCCACCACCAGTCGCAGCAAGCGCGTCAGCTAAAGTCATCGCATCATCAGTAAGCTGATCTGCGCTACGTCCAGCAGATTTCAAACGAAACGCGAGCTTAATAACATCATTCAAATCAAACGGGGTATTCATCGCAGCGACTTTAAGTTTTGCCATTACAGGAGCAGCAGCTTCAGCGGAACCCATCAGACGTTCAAAACCAAAATTAGCTTGATCTAAATTTGCAGCAGTTGCTAAACCAAAACCGCCAATCGCTGCTCCCGCAGCACCAATACCTAAACCAGCACCGCCACCTAATAACATAAGTGAACCCAGACGATTAAATGTTTGTTCTACACCGCGAGAAAAAGTTAGTATTTCTGCCGAAGCACGCTTAGTATCAACACCGACGTCAATATCTGCTTTAGTATGTTCTATTTTTTGTTCCAGCGCTTCTGTTTCAACAACAGCACGCCCAATATCTGCCCCAATGTTAATATCTGCCTGTGCATGTTCAATAGCTTCACGCAATTCACTAGCTTCAGCTAACGCAACACCAATATCTGCCCCAACGTTAATATCTGCCGTTAATTTACTTAACCGAGCTTCTAACTCTTCCGCTTCAACCAAAGCTTTTTTAGGATCAGCAGAAAGTTCTATATCTGCACGCAAACGATCCAGTTTTTCTTGCAAAGATGCAACTTCACCCAACGCTTTTTTAGTTTGAGCTTCAACAGTAAGTTCTTTAGGTTTAAGTTTCTGTGCCTCAATTTTACGCAACTCTGGAGTAACCAGGTCACGCAACTCAGCAGTCAAATTAAGAGCTTTCTCCGCTTTCTTACCCATAGCCTCAATTTTTGCTTCCAAAGCTTTAAGCTCACGCAAAAATTCTGCTTCTTTAAGCCCAACTTCAACACCAAGCTCGTAACCATCTGCCATACTATAAGCCTAGCGAAAAAAAACCTAGAAAATAGTTAGTCATCAAAAAAACGTTTATCTAAAATTTCTTGCGCACGAACAGGATCACGCACCTTCAAATCCTCAATCAACAACTCGTCCTCTAGCTCCTTAAAAGCATCCTTATCCATACGTTCACGCAAAATCGTATAAACCAACATAGAGGCTTTACCGCGCGACAAATAATCTATATCTATACCACAAGAATATAAGCCAATCCCACAAAAAACAGGTCTATCAGCAAAATAGTAGGCTATCAGCCGATTGACCCATCCGATACTTTTCCCGTTTCCTCTTCCGCCTCTTTATCATCAAGATTAAGACAACCAGAAACTAAAGACATAACATCAAAAATATCCATCAAATCCTCATCATCAGGTTCAGGATTGATCAGACGTTCAACATACTCCTGATCGTCCTTATCAACAATAAGTAGAGGAATAATCGCACTCGCAGCATCCTTATATGCTTTAATTTCAGTAGGGGTAGCTTTGCGGTTAATTTTTTGTGCAAGCGAAGTAAACAAATCTAGCTGTTTCTGAAGAAACCCAAACTCGCCAACTTCAAACTTCATACGCAATTTTACGTCACGATCAAAAATAGGTTTAACAGCAAACCTAGACCGTTTACGTTCAATACCTTCAAACTCTGCCATAACTACCTTCTTTCAATATTATATCTCTAGTTTAGCTTCGATGTACATTTATCTTAGCACCAGGAAATACCGATTGTACAGCATCACGAAAATAATGTAACGCTTTTTGTCCCCTCACACTCCTAGCATAAATAGTTACCCCATCAATTTCAAAAACTAGATATTCACTATGTGTAGGAAAAATTCTTGGGCCAGTACCAAACTCTGGATAAGAAGCATACTTAGTATAAGTACCAACAGTAAACCCGTCAGGAGTAGCATGCCATTCAAAAGAAGATCTTAGCAGTCCAGTATCCATAGGAGCTGTAGCGAGAACTCTCTCAATTATCGCTGTTGCTTTCTCCTGCTTCCAAGCCATCAGTTTCGCTTGATTCAACTGGTAAGGATTCCCTTTCGGTTTTAACGTCGCCACCCAAACCATCCCTTTTCGTCTTTTTTACCGCAAATTTATCTATAAAACCATTCGCGTGCCATACATCAACCAGACTCACAGGCAAAAACCCTATACCCCTATCGCCATATACAGTATTCGTCCGAAATGATACCTTAACAAACTCCTCGGCAGGCTTCTCACCCTCGCTCGTAACAATAATCTTTTTTCTACCTTTTGAGGCCACGTAACTCTCCTAACATTCTCGGTTCCTCCACCATTAACTCTTCACAGTCAGGAACACAAATACGCATACTAAAATTTATATTAGCAGTAACACTACCACCAATTATAGCTTGCGTATATTGTGTTTGAGTAGATTCTCCTCCAGGAGTGTCCACTAGCCACTGCTGTACAGTCTCAGAAACAATCATTAGAGTATTAGTAAACTCGTAAACAAACTCCGATTGTTCATGACAACAATCATACATAAATTCGCCATAACTGCCAGTAACACGCACTACACCATTAAAACGCCAACCGCGAGAACAACTAGGATCCCCCACATTATATAGTAGCGCCCCATTCTTCGATAGATCTATCGCACGAAACGGATTCTGGTCAGGACCAACATCAACACGCAAACGACAATCCCCCAATATAGATGGGGGACTAATCGGATTCCCAAAAGCAAGATCTACACAACCAACATCACGACCACATGCTTCTAGGTCAACTTCGATCTTTTTAGCTAGATCGACCAGGAACTTACCTGGCGTAGTCATTAGCTAGAAGAACCACCAGGAAGAACAACAAAATCATCACTAGCAGAAGGAAGCGTACCAGTATAGATAGCAGAACTCGCATAAGCGTCAGCATCCCAATAAGAAGGAGTACCATCCCAGCGTCCATCAGGATCATCATAGTTAGGATTCTTATAAGCTACACCCTCATATATGACAACAGGAACTTCATTAGAGTTCGTATAAGTCTCATCTTGAGTAATAGCAAACTGTTCTATCCTAGGAAACAATTTCATACGATAACCTTCACTACCAACACTACACGCACCAGTAATAGGTTTAACAAAAAGCTCTACCGCAACATTCTTACATTTATAGTCAGTATCAATAGTACCTACAATATCTCCACTACCGTTAATATTTAACGGAGCGCCAGTAAGAATATTATCTATCTCAGGGATAGTCCCTACAGTACCAATACGGACAATTTTACCATATTTTTTTGCTGGACGACGATATTTTATTTTGCAGTCCACATTAGCGTTAGCAATATCGATATCTTCCGCGTCGTCTTGCAAATTTTCCCATTCGACGCTATCAATATTACATTTAGTACGATACTGGTGTCCGCCAGCTAAAGTAGCCCCATCAGCATCTAACTCTGTAATGATCAATTCCGCGATGGAATCTCCTCTAAAACCAGGCATAATATTCCTTTCAGAAATCTATATGTCTACATGATACCAACAAAAATATCTGATTTTATGGAGTTGTCCGAGAAACATTCTGGCTACTATAAGACTGTGGATTTATAATACCAGACCATCTAGGGACACGACAATAATGTGACTGTAAAAATTTGGAGACACCAGGCATATTCTGCCAAGCATCCTTATTGCGAGAAATATAGAACTCTGCACCTTGACGTATAACACGATTTAACTCTGGAGGAATTTTACAAGAAGTATCACCACAATCTTCTTTTAATAGTTCCAACGCAAGTTCTTTCGCGGCACGCCTACCTAGACCAGGTACAGGTTTACCTGCCGTTAAGGTTATATGCCAAGTGTTTCTACCGCCGATTTTACCTGGCTGTTGTACAGGAAAACTATATCCTTTAGGGAAATGTATTGTTGAATCTTCCCACCATACATCGCTCTTATCTAGGCTAGATTCTATCCCGTCACTATCGTAAGCATAAATTCCTATAAGAGACTGTATTTCTGCTTGCCCTATTGTTTGTGGGGTAAGACTATATCCGTCGCATAAGTTATCGTAGCAAGGTTTTGAACATTTATCGGTTGAAGGTTGTATTTTATATTCGCATATCCCATATTTACGGTAGCTTGCCCCGTCAAGAAAATCTGAAGCGTCCGCGATAGCGTCAGCTATCTGACTACTAGAATATTTAGTTTTATCGCAACAAAGCTCTTCTTCACTAGTCCACTTCTCACAAGGCATACATCTAGCATAGCTTCTAACAGACTCTATTTTTCGTAGATACTAGGCGAAGGAAACAACGATTCTAGGTAGGGACGTGCATGTTCTCTAAAAGTGCTATCTTCTGTAGAAAGAAACTGGCTATTCTCATTTATTTGGGTTTTGTCCCAAATTTTTATGTCTACTTCGTATTGTCCGCCTATACGATAATAGTTTCCATAGATAGTACGCCAGTAGGTTAACGCGAAATTTTCGTAGTAGTCTTCTATTTCTCTAAAAATATAGAGTAGCTTGTCTTTTTCTACTAGAAATGGTGTATGGTATTCGTACGAGTAAGTAGATCTGCATTTTATGTGGCTCATTATTTCTAGGGTGGCTTGTGTGCGTTCCAGGTTAGCTTTCGTGAACTCTCTGCCTCTATATATAGGAATGTTTTCTAGTGGACGTGTAATATAGAAATCGTCATTCATGATAAGAATACTGTCGCTAATATTTGGGTGTTCTAACCCTTTTTTGAGGTTATACCAGGTACGCAAAAATTTGTCTTGTTTACCTTCGGTTTTTTCGTTTTGTTGGCGTGGAATATGTGTTATGTTTGCTGTCCAACGTGGACGATACCCTGCAAGAAAAACTTGATTGTGGTCTATATTTTGTAGGCTACGTAAACTGAATCTTAACTCTTCATGATGTCCTGGTTCTTTTACAGGATATAACACATCAAACATAATATGTCCTATTATTGGCTATGGCTGTAACGTATTGTGTTGGAGGGTTTTGTTCTAACACTTTCTTATTATATGATTCTGCCATATCGTATTGTCCGATGCGAGCATAAGCTATAGATAGCTCGAAATCTACCAGATAATCATATATCGCATTTTCGATAAAAAGCCCTTCAGGTTTACCAGCCGATTTAGCTAGCAAGCCTGTCGCTATAGCAACATAATAGTTCCCTTTATGTCGATAGTATTGTTGCAGCAAATAGAGAGTTTCGACACGTTCAGGTAAACCATAGTAAGCATCCCATAGATTAGCAGGATTCCAACAGTCAGGATTATCTCCCAACATTAGTTGAGAATGGTATTTAGCCCAAAAAACCTCTTGATACCAAGCAGGTTCTTCTAAATATTTCTGGTACCAATAATATGCTTCATTTTTTTGGTTTAGACAACGATATGTTTCGCCTAGATAGAAACAACGTCTAGGAGAGGGCGTATCGGCTAACAATAATTCTAGATTACGTTCAAACCTACGATGTGCATCTTGGCTATCATGCGAATGGTGTATGATAACAAAATCGTCATAGTTCTGTTCGCTTGTAGGTTCAACACACGACAGAACTTCATGGCATGCGCCTTCGTATTGCCATACCATACGATTATTGAACAGTAAAGGTAGCCTATTGCCGTGTTCAGGAAACATGATATTGAGTCTATCTGCTATCTGGTTTTCTAGATTATCTAGATGTCCTACAAATTCGTAGTCTGCATCTAACGAAATCACCCAATCTGTTTTATTGCGTGCAACGTCTAACACTTTGCTACGGTTAACACCAAAATTAACCCATTTTTGGTCTTCTAACACGCCAGGTATACCTTCTAGAGTTTCTCCAATAATCTTTTTTGTGTCATCCGTAGATCCTGTATCGTGGATAACCCAATAGTCAATATAAGGTTTTATTGATTCTAGACAACGTCGTATAGAACTACTATTGTTTTTTACTATCATTGCTAGACATACGCTAGGTTTATTATCCATCCTCTTGCCTTCTATAGAGTCTAGGTTGAGTATAACATATATTATAGTTTAGAGTTGGTCTATTTTCGCTTGGCTAGCATCCGTATTAGATAGAATCTCGTCCGATAATATTTGTTTTTCGCCCATCGTGTTCGCTGTTGTGTTTGAAGAAGGATAATTCCAGACTAGACCAGGAACACTATTAAAACTTGTTGCAACAATAGGCGATACAGGTTGTGCATTATCCCAAAGATTCAATGCATCTTGTGAGTTATATAGGTCTGCGAGATATAGGTATGCTCCAGGAGTATTTGATTTTGCTGTGATGCGTATAGTTGCTAGAGCAGGGACAGTCCCTGTATAGGTACGCCCTACAATGAAACTTTTATATACGTCTATATCGTTTGATGCTGTAAATGTATCGTCGGGTAAGCCTGTTAGGTCAGTACCTGGCATAAATAATTCTATTTTTGCTAGATCGCTACCATAGACATTATTTTTTCGGATGAATCCATTCAAGAAAGTCTGTTGGTTTGGTGTCGCAATAATTTTGAAATCCCAAATGAATCCAGTCGTGTTATCTTCTGGAGCTATACGGATATTGTATGAGCCGAGTGTGCGAACTGTAGTGTCGGTTAAACCTGCGCCTGTAGAGTTTGCCATACCGTAAATACCATACCATCTGTGACGGTTTTCTTGTTTCTGGTATTTATGGAAATATATTTTCGAGCCATAAATCTGGTTTTTATAGTTATCGATAAGTGTTGTTGAACCAAAATCGCAGTTATAGAACAACCCGTTATTTAACGTGCTTGATATTGTTTTAATGTCGATATTGTTGTTACCTACAGTACCGAAGCTACAATTATAGAAGTTAATATCTTGTGAGCCAGATAACATTATTGCTTGTTGTCGTGTTGCTTGAAAACTACAGTTATAGTGATTTATAGAAACACTATTAAAATATCCATTAGCATACCCTAACGTCCCATTATTTAGAGCGTTCGCACCATAAGAATGACAGTTAATTAGTGTACAGTTCGAAGAGTTAAGTGCAGAAAAAAATCCGCATGTCAACGCAGAACCTGGAGCATTATAGCCTAGACAATCCACGAAAGTTTTCTGTGAACCACCAGATACCGTTATCCCTGCTTGCCCAGAAAAGTTACCTCCACGTTGTTCATAGAGTATTATCCCCGTATATGTTTTAGATGTAGAACCATTTATTTGTATAGACTGTCGTCCTTGTGTTGCAGACCCATACCAGACAGTCCCTGAACAATCTGCTTCGTTACCGTTCTGATTTAGAATAAATCCTTTACCTGATGCGATGTTAGGATATTCGAGGCGAGTAAAACTAAAATCTGATGTAGGTGTAGTATTCGTCGCGTTGTTAGATACCCAAAAACCGCGAGTAGAAGTAAGAGAACTAATAATAGTATTTCGTGTCATGTTGCCGATAGTGCTACTGCTAGCATGTGTTTGAGATAATCCAGATTCTGCACCGCCGATAGTGTCAGATAAGGTTAGTGTTGTAGACGAAGGGATAGTTTTAACATATTTTTTTTCGTTTTTTAGATAATCTGTTGCGCCCCCAAAAACTAGTTCGTCGCCGACACTAAAATTATGTGCGCTAGCAGTAACTATAGGGTTACCTGTCGTGCCGATACCAGAACTATAGATTGTGCTATATGGTACAGTCATTCCTGTAGTCAATATTTGTCCGCCGTAGCCTGCAGGAAACGAAAAAATACCGTATTGTCCATCAGAAACATTATTATCGATAACAAGTTTAGTGACAATACTTTTATTACTGGCATGTCCTCTCATGTCGAAAAGTCCACCAGTGGAAACAAAAATTGATCCGCGAATCTGTACTGTACAGTTAGCAGTATTATCGAATTTTACTGTTCCGCCGTTACCTACCATGATAGCTCCACCATTAGACCAAGTGTTTTGTTGTTGGTATGCGTTATCTATGCCTCCACCAAAAGATAGAGAAGTACCAGTCAAAGTTAAAGATTGTGCGGTTAAACCCGAATTGTGTATGCCTCCAACCCAAAGATCGTCACCTACAGTAAGTGATGATATAGCTATCGTGTCGTCAATAGTGACAGCATACGCAAAGAGTGTACCATCGGAACGTAAACCCCCTGAATTGTTTGATGATTGTGCTTTGAAACGATATGCGTTGGCAGTGAGCGTAGTGAATTTGTATGGTGTTGTAAAGCGAGCATAATTCCAGCCGAACATACAATCGCTATAGTTCAGAGTGACAGATATTTTATCGTTAGTTGATTCTTGTAACGTCAAAACAAGATTTACTGTTGGTATCGAATGAAAAAATATCCATATTCCAGTCACATAATTAGTAGTGTTCGGTGCTGTAAAAGTATTCGAAAATATTCCTGATACAGTCGGCGTATTAGACGCTCCAGATATGTTTGTTGTATTAAATATTTTATCGAGGTTCGACCCATTATATGTGTAGCGTGCCATTAGGTGATCTCCATACCAACCTGTAGAGATTCAGCTAAATATTGTGTATTGAAATCTTCGAGTTTGGAACGCAAAATATTTTCGGCGTCAGTAGGTTTACTTTCTAAAGTCTGGTTTTCTAACACAATATTTTCTTCGTCTACGACATTGTATCTATAATGTTTTGTTAGTTGTGGAGTGATCTGGCTGATCTCTGTAATAATAATTTTCATATTTTTCTCCTAGCTATATGTTAGCGAAGCGCGATTCGCCCAATCATAGCCCGTGTTCCCTTTCGCATATTCGCGTATATTCGTGTTCCGTGTACGACGATAGATATACCATTTACCGCTAGCATGCACATAGCCTACATAAGCATAAGTGTTGGTACGTTCTTCGTTTGTTAGCCGATAGTCGTTCGTTCCACCAGCTCCAGTAGGACCCGTAGCGCCTTGTAAACCAGTAGGTCCAGTAGGGCCAGTAACACCATTACTGCCAGGTAACCCAGTCGGACCAGTAGGTCCAGTATTACCTTGAATTCCAGTATTACCTTGCACTCCTGTCGGTCCTTGTAAGCCTGTAGGACCACGTAAACCAGTATCACCCTTAGGTCCAGTAGAGCCATCTATCCCATCAACACCAGTAGGACCTTGCAAACCAGTCGGACCTTGAACACCAGTATCGCCCTTAACGCCCTGCAAGCCTGTATCGCCTTTAGGGCCAGTAGGTCCTTGAACACCAGTAGCACCTGTAGCACCTGTAGGACCAGGAACCATAGAATCCGCACCAGTAACGCCAGTAGGTCCAGTAGCGCCAGTTAAACCAGTAGGACCTGTAGGTCCTACAACAGTTGAATCAGCACCAGTCGCACCAGTAGGACCAGTAGGACCCTGGATGCCTTCAGGACCCTGACGGCAAACACTTTTAACAACACCAACCGATTCAACAACAGGAACAGTAACATTCTCACTATCACGAACAACCGTAACATTCACTTTATCGACAACAACACCAAAATCAGACACAATCAGCCGCCATCAACAAAAATATTACCTACCAGGACAGTACGCTTATTACCCGAAGGAGCAACCCACCCAAAACTATAACGGACACAATCAAACAACCAACCGCTAGAATCCACAATAAGACTAATACTATTCTCGACACTACCAGGATCACCAGCAACGATAACAATATCGCTATTAGAAAAATCTAAGATAGGAGTCCCACCGACAGTTTCACGTCCAACAAAACTAAAATCGTAGCCAGTAACATCAAAATCGAACTCTAAAATAAAACTATACGTATCACCGCGAAAAACACGATAATCTAGCTCACTAGGCCTACAATCTGCTTGAAAACTCACTATCGCCTCCTTTTAGGCTTGGAAGGCAGTAACTTTCGCTAAAAACACGTTACAAGTCTCAAAACGATAAAACAGGTGATGTTCACCTTGAATAAATTTCTTATTAGCACGCCTATCCTCTATAGTTTGAGCTACACCAACCATAGGTTCACTAGCACCCCACTCATAACCGCCACTAATAGCAACCCAAGCCTGTTTACTATCAGGAATAGTAGCAGCACTACCACCAGGAATATTCATAGCAGGAACATAACGCGCACTATAACTATCATAGATAACACGATACATCTCATTCGACACTATCTTCTCTTTCTCAAACAATGGTCGAAGGAAACTAGGAACATGAATATTATAAGGCCCATAGCTCTCGTTACTACTACGAGCCTCCACAAGATGTCCTACCGTATCAACAACACTATAAGCAGTATTAGAAATAGGAACCCCTACACTCTTAAGACTAGGACTCCCTGAAAGTTCCCCCAAACTAAACTCTCTCGCCAGGCGAGCAGATTGACGAAAAACTAGATCTTGACGTACCAGACCTACCTCTTCTTCACTAACAATATCGTCACCAAAACATTCAATATTGCGGTAAGAAGGAAAACTAAAAAAAGGACCATTCTGTGACCATCCTTCAACACTTTTACTGCCAGGGTCTACAGGATCAAAATCTAGACTAGGGTCACAAGCAGCTTGAACGTTAGGCCAACCGTCAGGTTTTGCGCAAGGACTACCCAGAAATTCTGTATAATCCCAATCGTATTGTTCAACAGAAGTATTAACACCACTGCTAGTAAAACCGCCAACAGTAGGTTTGCCTGTAACTCTTGCGATTCTACCCACAATATGTTCCTTCCAATCATCCTAAAAGGTAGCCTCCCTTTATAAGGGAAACTACCTTCTAGATATTCTCTTTTTTGTTTTTATATTAGCCTATTTGATACAAGTAGCAGCAGCTATTACTTTACCGCCTAAACATAGACCATCTAGTTCTATAGTAGCCCAAGAGCCGCAGCCTCTACGACCGAAAAGTTCGTAAGAACGAGCAAACCAGCTCCAACGGTTAGCTTTCTTTTCTGCAATAGATTGTGCTACTGGCTCTAGTGACCATTCGTTTTCGTTACGGAAAGCAACAAATGCATCCGCAGGGTTAATTAGATGGATAGACCAGTCTTTGCGTGGAGTTAATGCTGTAGCAGACCATTTCGATAAGGCTGGTACACCGTTAGTGTTTGAAGCGTCCAGAGCATCATCATATAGTGCTATCTGGCGTACATCTACACCACCAAAAAGGTCTTGTGCTGCTTGGTTAGCGTCAGCAAGACTAAATTGTCTAACAGCGTTATCTGAGATAGCATAATTTAGAAGGCTTCTAGGTACAAGAGCTACCATGTCTTCTACTCTACGTATTTTAGATTGTCTTTCTAGAGCTTCCAGAGCGATAGTTGTAGCAACTGTCACTTCGCCATATCCAGCATTTTTAGATGTGTAAGACATTTTGAGTGTTTCGTCTACTATCTGTTCTAACAGTATTTCGTCTGCGAGTGCAGCAAGTAGTGCTTCACCGTCACGCAATACAGCATTAACGCCAGTAGGGTTAGTAAATACTGTCTGTTCGTTAGCTTGTAAACATGCTTTAATTTCTCTAGCACGTTTACTTGTACGAGTAAGACATCCTAGTTCGTAGCATGCTTTGTTGATGCTAGAAACGTCACTATATCCACTATCGTGGCTACCAGTATATAGTTGTACTTCGCCAACATAGTTAGCTTCTGATTCTACATCGATAGGTTCTAGCCATTCTACCTCTAAACCTTCCATAGCGAAACTAGGAAAAAGGTTACCTATTACTCTCTCGTATCCGCCACATTGTACGTCGGCATCAATTTTTTGTGCAGGGGCACAAAAAGCAGCAGCGATAATATCTGTACCTTCAGTAATGTTTTTAGAACGCAAATATTTTGTTTGCTGGTCAGAAAGTTCATCTTCTCTACCTGGTGTAGGTAGGCTCATAATCATATCTGTAGCTTCTAATAGTGAAGCTGTAGCCATATTAAAGGGTGTTTGTCCGTTATCGTATTGGATTTTGAACGCTTCGCCACCATTTTTTCGTGCAGCTACTTTAGTGATAGCTTCGTATGCGTCTTTCGCGCCATCTACTGTAGGTAGAAGGCTTGCTGTAACACTCTCTGGGCTACCAGTTGTTTCGGATGGGTCTTTAACGCTCACGCTAGTTTCTCCTTGTGATGCTGCGACAGTTTCTTGCGAATCTGCGTCTACAACAGTTTCTTGTTCTGCTTCTACGCTAGTTTCTTGGGTTTCCTGTTCGCCTGTTGTTTCGATTTTTTCGTTGTTGTCTGTTTCATCTACTGTTGTTTCGATGGTTTCATTTTCTGTTTCGTCTGTTGTTTTAGTTTCGCTAGTTTCATCTGATTGACTTTCGTCTACAGTTTCTTCTCCTGTAACAGACTCGACTGTATCGCTATTATTGTCTTCTAAAGCAGCAAGCATAAAACGGACATCTTTCTGGCGTGCAGATAGTTGTTCTATCTCTATTTTAGCAGCTTTCTTAGTTTTGTTAGCTTCTAAAATACCTGTTACGTCAGTAGCTTCTTCGCTAGCTGTAAGGCTAGCTGTAATTGTTTCTTGTAGTTCACTGATACGACTAGATAGTTCTTCGTCGTGTTGTTTCAGTTGCTCTACTGTTTTTGTTGAGAGCGAATCTGAAATATTCATATGTTTCCCCTTACTTGGTTTCTATCTTATTAAGATGATATCCAGGTACAGGATTGTTTCGCATATAAAACGCGGCTTCTGTCCTGTTCCCAAATTCTTTTATAACTTCTCCCGATTGGTTTAGAACAACATAATTGGTAGGAGCATAGCTTGCTACTCTAGCTTTGCGTTGATTACAAGAAGAGCAACCCATAATTTAGGCTTGTTCCTCTATATTTTTGGAATCTTTCAATAATCCCATAACAGCATCTTCTAGTACGCTTACGCGAGATAATAGTTCTGTTATAACTTTTTCTAGTTCTTCTATGTTTGTAACAGGACGTTCCTCTTCGGGTTCTCCTGTCGCATTTTGTATGTTAGGGTCTGTTGCTGCAACAATCTTGTCGCATCCACATTCTTGCTTTTGAGTTATTTGTTCTGTAGCCACAATATGATTATATCTTAGAGAAGCAGCAATCTTGCGTAGTTCGACATGTTTCTTATCTTTGATAGGTAGGGCGCCTCTGTTGACGAATACTGCACCAAGGAATTCCATTTCTCCACTAGCTATGTCTTTCTGCCAATGTCCAGATATGGCGCTGGCGTTAATGCGGTCTACCATGTTGTCGTTGACGTGTGGGAAAGCTGCTCCTACGAAAGCGATTCCTTGTGGAGTGTTAATATATCGTCCGTATGATAATTGTTGTAAGGGTCTAAAGTTGTCATCTAAGAATCCTTGGTTGGCTAGCACGTTATCGATATGTTGGTCGCTATAATGGTGTCCTTTTGTTGCTGCAAGTATAGATACTGGCATCTTGTTGCCTTCGAGGGTTTCTATGTTGCCTTGATATACATATTTTTCGTTTGGTTTTATTGGTGGTGCTGTAAAACAGGCGTCTTTGAAGTTCATATAGCAGACATCCCAGTTTGCTATTAGTCCTGCTGCTCTTCGTAGTCCTATTTGTGGGTCTATCTGGTCTACCCATATTGAGTGTTGTTCTAGTTCGTTGAAGAATGGTGGGGTGGTTTCTAGCCATGTTTGTGGGATATGTGGGCTATTGTTGGTTTGTTCGCCTGTTACTTCGTATAGCCATGTTTGTGGGTCGTGTATATATTCCATATTGTTATTAAGGATAGCGTATTGTTGTGGTGGTTTTTGTGGAGTATAATGGGAGTGTATGGCTAAAAAGAAAAAGAGCGTGTTTCGGCCTGTGAGGTTGGAGTCTTTGGAATCTGACCGTAAGAGGGGTGAACCTGTGTTTAATCGTGAGTTTACTTTGGCTCAGAAAGAAGCTCGTAAGCGTGGCATCAAAAATTATGAGCGTAAGGTTGCCTGGAAAAAATATAATACTAGCTATTGGGAATCTCGTCTAGATATTAGTTAGATAATGTTGCGAAAACTGTTAGTGTATGATATTGTATTGTGAAATTAGTCTAAATCGTATCCTATGACGGTATGCGTAGCTCAGGCGTGAACTGGCGTACCTAAAGTCTCCAGAAGGTTATTGGGAGTCTCGTTGAATAGCATATGGTAGTTGTAAAAGCCTTGTTGGGAATAGTACTGGCCTGTGAGAGGGTCGCTTCGGGGGGCTAGTCACCCGAATCCTCGGGGTTATAAATTCTCTTTAGAGCATGATTGTTTTTTTCCAGAATATTGTGGTGGTCGTGTAATGGCAGACCTGGAACGACTTGAAATATTAAAACTCCAATATTAGATATCTCGACAGTGTTGAGAAAGACCCGTCCTGTTGTGGGCTCTATAAGTTCTGATATGAACTCAAGGTGATATTTTTCACCTCCACTTCACCCACAAAAATATATGATTGTTGTTTTTATGGTCGTATTTTTTTGTTGGTGCTTGGGGGGGGGGGGGATATAGTTCTTCTTGAATCTAAGGTGATGGGTTTAGATAGATTTTGATTGTACAGCGACAGTTTTTGTGGTCGCCTGGATAATAGTATGGTGTTAACAGCCATGGGTCGCTAGTGTTTGCGAGTAGGGTTGGTGCTGTGGTAGCTGTAAATGTTTGTCCATCTAACGCTAAATGTGAAGGGAATGCTTTGAGTCTTGTGCGGTGTTCCCATTGGTAGTATAGGGTAGGTATTTTTCCTGTCTGGCTATAGTATTGTTGAGAGTATAGGTCTATTATGTGTCCGCCTGTATAGAGTGTTCCGTATCCGAAGTATCCGTCGATATAGTATTGTCCTTGTAGGCTAGCTATTGTGGGGTTGTTTGGGTCGTAGTTTGCTCCTGCTAGGATAGCTAGACTGTTGAAAGATATGTTTGTTGGGATAACAGTAGTGTCTGTATGTATGTTTTGTGGGAGTCCTGAGAGTTCTAGGCGTGCTAATCGTATTTGTGGGTTGTCGTATAGGAGATAGTCTGTTAGTTGTTGATAATAATAGTGTGTTGCTGTGTCGATATTGTTGTAATATTTGGGGTCTATATTGTAGGTTTCTTTTATTGTCTGGTTTGCTTGTTGTGCTAGTTCTTTTAGTAGTTTTCTGGTTTTCGGATATTGTTGTTCTAAAAGTAGGCTGATTTGTGTGTCTATATTGTATGGGTTGTTGTTAGTGTTGGCTCGTATTTGTTTTACGATGGTAGCTACTATAAATATACCTAGTGTTTGTGTGTTTTGGTCGAGTCTATCAAAACTGTCTTGTTCTAGACTATTGAGTGTTTCTAGGTTTAAGTCTTTTTTTTTAGTGCGCCTGTGACAGGGTTTGGTGTTAAAGGACGGCTAGGGTCTATTTCTGTTTTTTGTTGGTTGGTTGTTGTACCGTCTCCTACGTTTCGTGTCTGCCCGTGAGCTAAAGGTGCAGTAGGGTTTGCTGCGTTGGCTTCTTGACCATATTTTTGTGCTAATTGTTGTTGTTGTAGTCCTGAATCTCCTGTTAGGAGTTCTCGACGGTATATTATATCTTCGGGGGATTGTATTTTTGCTTTTTCTGGGATGCCTAGTTGTCTTCTTACTTCTGATAGACCTATTGCTCCTATTTTGAATAGTTCGATGAATTGTGCAGGGTTTAGTGCTGCTGAACGAGCGATATGGTCGTATGAATACCATAGTTTTGCGCTATATCCGCTAGAGGTAGCATATCTAGAATATATGTGTTTATCGAAGCAAGCTAATACTACTTTTAATAGTGGTATTGTAGCATTGTTTCTTAGATCTTCAGATTGTGCAGCTTCTGAGAAATGTGTGATGTCGTCTGATACTAGTAGGCGTGCTGGAATATTTAGTCCGTCAGCTATTGTAGCTCGTATATCTTTTCTCATCATACGTGATTGTTCATCAAAACTTGTTGTAGCATCTATCGCTTGGGGGGCTTCTGGTCCCATCATTGGTAGGAACGGTGCAGAGAAAGTATCTTTTGTTGCTTCTTTAGCTAGGTTTGCTGCATCATTTACTACTGGAGGGATTGCTTTGTTTGGGTCGTCGAATTGTGATAGATATTTTTCGTCTTGTTGCCATTCGTTGTCGTCGATGCCTAGATAGAAAAATTTGGGTAGTAGACTGTTTGAGTATGCTATGCGAGTGAATTGTTTGGTGATTTGTTCGTATAGTTCTAGGTCGGGTAGTATCCGTCGTGCTGGAGAGTATGCATCATAGTTTGCTCCTGGCTGGGAAACAAAACATCTTTCTATATTGTTTTCTTCTATTTCTATTGTGTCTCGTTTAGTGTCTTCTTCTCGTTGTTTGTATAGAATATATTTTTTGCCGTCTTTTTTCTGGTATGATCGTAGTCGTTGACTAACATGAAATATGTCGTATTCGCCGTCTATATATACTAGGTCGAATTCTCCTACGCATGCTAAAGCCCATACTGCTGATATTAGTGCTTCGTATATTGTTTTATCTGCACGCCATTTAGGGTAGCCTAGTTTGGATTGTAAAATAGGGTCTTGTATTTCTAGATAGGTGGTAGGGTTCACATATTGTAGGCGTGCTTGTCCTGCTGTATAAGCTATAATATCTAGAGAATGTCCAAACAGTCCGATGTTGTTTAGAGCATAATATCTTGCTTTTGCTTGCCAAGATTTTTCTTTTAACGTGTTTATGCCTCGTAACATATCAAATACGCGATATACGGGACGTACAAGTTCTAGTCCGCCACTACTTGTATCGTATTGGAGTTCTGCTGCGATATGGTCGCCTTTTTTTTGTCTGCTAAAAATTCCCATAAGTTAATAGTTAGTCTATCTTATTGCGGTTATTGTTTTTGGTGAGTTGGTTGTGGGTTGTTCCTACGAGTGTAGCTGTTGCCCAGACTGCCAGAAACTGTTGTATGATGTTAGGTAGAAAGAAGACAGCGAGAGTAGTCCAGAATGTTATACAGTATATACAGTCGAGAAGATAATCTATATTGTCGGCTATATAGACTCTTTTGGTAGTGTAGCCTTTGTTGTTGATGGGTTTGTTTGTTACCCATTTGTCTAGGATGTTTGTTGTTTTGTGTTTGATGGGCTGAAATATTTTGTCGTCTGTTATCAGGTAGCCTATCCGCCAGGCTGCTAATGCTATAATGAGTATGTCTATCATTGTTGTTTTCTCTTTTTTTTGTATGGCATCTGGTATTCAGGGTATGTGTGTGCGAATAGGGATTGTTGATAGTATATTATAGTCCATTCTAGGCTGGTAGGGTTTGGTGCTGGTAACGGGTCGCAGATGATTGTATCTGGCGGTTTTGGTGGTTGGCCTTGTGGGAATAGGATTTTGTCTAGGTCGAGGTCGTATTCTCGTTGGCCCATATATAGTGGGTATAGCGTTTCGCGTTCTTTTGGTGTGGTGTTTCCCCAGAGGCCGTATTTTATTCTGTTTGCTAGAGCATAATCTAGACATTGTTTTTGTACTGGACATGTTTCACATTTGGTTCTGTTGTAATGTTTTGTGTCTTTGGTTCCTGTTTTGGTGGGTATATAGTTGTTGGTATTATCGCCTTGACATGCTGCTTGTTTTTGCCAGCCACGATAACGGTGTATGGGATATATTAGGTTATCGTGTGAAGATTGTCCCATAAGATTTCATGCCTTGTATGGTAGGTTTTAGCCATCGTGAACATGCCCATACGAGCGCGTCTATATGGTCGGGGCTTTTTCCGTTTGAGGGTACCCAGGTGACCATCTGTTTTTCTAGCATCTCAAATTTTTGTGTGTGTATTATTTCGTGTTTTTTGTATTTATCGGCTAATGGTTGGTGTCTGGACCATTTGTCTTTCCCTCCTGTTTTTTGTGGGTTGATATATTGTTTTGGTATTCCTGCTTCTATAAGGCTATCTGTTAGCCATTGTCCGCCGTTGTCTATTTCTATGGTTATTTTTGTTTGATATTTTTGCCATAACTGTAATATTTTTTGTTTTACGAGTGGTGGGTCTAGGTGGCAGGAATGGTTTTCGAGTACATAGATTAGATCACCTTTTTTAGCTACTATATATATTCCTGTGTCGTCTGCTTTAGGCGATGAGGACATTGCTGGGTCTACTCCGATACTGATCTCGTCATATGATGATGGGGCAGGACCGTATATTATGTCGTCGTAGGCCCATGATGCGCCTTGTGTCTGGTAGACTTCGTGTTGACATTCGAGTAGAAATGCTTGGATTCCTATCTGGTCTATTAGTCGTTGGCAGTCTTGTATGGTCATTCCGTCTGGCCAGGAACTTGTTCCTTCTATGATTTGGGTTCTGGGTTTGTTGTTTTGGTATGTTTGTTGGGTTTTTAGATTATAGATTGCTGGTATTGGCCCGTTTATGTCTGCTGTTGTTAGGATTGGGCTTGTCCCGTCAGCTAATTGTGCGAATATGCCTGTTGCGCTGATAAGGTTTTGTGCGCCTAACACTATTAGTTCTCCTGTGGGGCCTGCTGGTAGGATACCGTTTGCTAGGGTTTCTTGTTTTTTTTGTGTTATTTCTGGTGTGTCTCGGTGTTCGTCGAGGTCGTCTAAGATCATTAGGTCGGGTCGGTAGGTACCGATTTTTCTTCCTCTTATTGCTACGTCCATTCCTACTGCGTCTATTGTGAATCCGTCTTGGGTGATTAGTCGGTTTCGTCGCCAGCCTTCTTTTACGCCTTCTACGTCGATGTTTCGTTTTGCTATTGACGGAAAATATTTTTTGACATTTTCGGATATTAACAGGTCGCCGATTGCGAGGATGTGGTCGTCTGCTGCTTGTTGTGTACCGCATATATACCATGCGTATCGGCGTTTTCGTGTTATTCCTAGGTAGGCTACGATCATTTCTGCTGTAGTGGATTTTCCGTAGCCTCTAGGCCAGATGGCGATATGGTCGCTATGTTGTTCTCCTAGTATGGTTTGGTCTGCCCATTCCCATGTTTTCTGGTGGAAGGACGCGAAGGGTTTGGTGGTATAGTCTGGCCATAGGGTTCTTACGGATGTTTCCCAGTCTAACGATAAGAATTTTAGGAGGTTGGTTTTTTCTTGTTCTTCCACGCTTATTCTTCTTCTACGATTTGGGCTTCTATAGTTGTGGTTTCTATGGCGGGCATATTGTTTTGTTGTTTTGCTTTCTGGGCTTTCCTTATATCTTCATCTAGTTCTACTTTTATTGTGTCGTTGCGAGATATTAATAGTTGGTGTTGGGTTGGGGTGTCTAGCCCGTGGAGTTCGGCTAGACGTTTTTGTTGTGCGAGATAGGTTTTGTAGCTGTTGTCTGTCTGTTTTGCTATCTTATCTATTTCTTTTGTTAACTGTTCGCGTTCTAGTAAGATCTGTTGGTAGTCTAGTGTGGCTTGCGTATGGGCTTCTTGTTGGTCTAAACCTTGGCTAATATATGTTTGGTAGAAAGTCTGGTATGTTTGGTTTTGGGTGGTGTCTAGTAGACGACCATATTGTTCTAAAAGTTGTTGTTCGATGTCAGAATATCGTACGAATCGTGTAGCGAGCCGTGGAGTATGTGTTTGTATCTGGCGAGAACTAGCCTCTCTTAACTCTAAAATTTTTTCTGGTGTGTCAGTTTTTGCTAACTCAGATTTTAGAGTCTCATCAATATACCTTATAGTAACATTATGTTTCTCCCTTATAGACTGGTATGTTAAACCCCTAGAAACATCCTCCAAAATTTTTTGTTTCAAAAGATTCTGTTCATATTTTTTTACGAGTCTTGACATGTGTCTAGGATAGCATGTGGGGGTGTTATATGGTATGTTTTT